TCAATTTTTTTTGAATTTTTTCGCCAAAAACACCGGGCCCTCCGCGCCCCGCGAAGGAGGGGTGGGCACAGTAGTACCTACGCCCGAACGGGCGTTCGATTTCCGAACGGTTGTTCGAGGTTTTTCGAGGGCGTTTCTTCTATGGACATGGCGATCCGGCGTTCCTTCCATATACGGCGATTTTTTCGCTTTTTTCGGTCGGCTTTTCTGCCGATCCGGCGGAGGCACAGGGTGTTCCCTGCCGGGCTTGCGTTCCTGCCGTCGCCGATCCGGGGCACAGGGCATCCGTCCGGCGTTCCGTCCCTGCCGGGGCGCAGCCTTGATCCGGCTTTATGGAATCCGAAAAGGCACAGCCCTGCCGGGCTTGATCCGGGCGGCCTTGCTTGCCTTGTGGCCTTGCGTCCCGCCGTGCCGGGTGGCCGTGCTACCGGGAGACAGCTTTTTGCGTTCCTTCCATTAGGCGCGCGTGCGCGCGTAGGGCGTGGGCAGGTCCGTCGTTCCGGGGCTTTTTCGGTCCGTTCCGGCGCTGATCAGGGTGTTTAGGCACAGCCCGGCTTGCGTGCCGTCCTGCCGTCGGGGCTTGCCTTGCGTCCGTCGTTCCTGCCGTCGTTCCCGGCGTGCCGTCCTGCCGTCCGTCCTGCCTTGCGTGCTTGCCAGCGTTCCAGATCCGATCCGCTGGAATCCGACCGGGGCTTTTCTTTTTTCGCCCTATATGGAAGCAAGGCACAGCCGGATCCGGGCACAGCCCTTGATCCGCTTGCGTTTCAAGTGGTTTTTTCTTTTCTCTTTTTCCGGCGTTCTTTTTCCGGGGCTTTTCCTGCCGATCCGGGACGGCTTTTCTGAAAAGCAAGCCGGAAAAGTAAATTTTTTTGAGCCGGAAAAGCCTTGACACACGGGGCTTTGAGGCACACCGGCGATATGCTCCGGAAAATTTTTTTGAAAAAGTGCTTGACAAGTTTTCCGGGCAGAGCTATCGTATGATCACCGCAAGGGCGTTGAGCAACGCACTTGCAAAACTGAAAACAAGCCGGAACGGCTCAACCTAAGGAGGTAACGCTTATGTCAACAAGACCTAACATCGAACTTATCAACAACACCACTTTCGGCGTAGAAATCGAAATGACCGGAATCACCCGCGAGGCAGCTGCAAGGGTAGCAGCCACCGTGATCGGCGGCGAGGTTTCCTTTATCGGTGGCGGCTATGGCAGATGGGCTTGCGTAGATCCGCAGGGTCGCAAGTGGCAGTTTGCATCCGATGCATCGATCCAGACCACCGGCGGTCGCGATACTTCTTGCGAACTGGAAACGCCGCCCCTCACCTACTCCGCGGACATCGAAAAACTGCAGGAACTTGTCAGGGCTTTACGCCGCGCCGGAGCTGTTACCGGGTGCCAGTATAATTGCGGGATCCATGTTCACGTATCCGGCAAGGGGCACACCCCTCAGTCGATCCGCAATTTTGCAAATCTTTTCTACGCAAACGACGCCTTGATCCGCAAGTCTTTAGGCATTACGGAATCCGGCGAGGTCGGTGGTCGTTCGATGCAGTGGTGTCAACCTATCGAGCAGGGTCTTGTGGAATCTTTCAAGGGCAAGGAAACCTTCGAACAGCTCCGAGATGCATGGTATCGGTTTTATGGCTACTCAAACGCCGAGCGAGCAATGGCTGAACATTACAACTCCAGCCGTTATCACATCCTCAACCTGCACCGCTTTTTCTCAACCTTAGGAACTCCGGCGAACACAGTTGAGGTTCGGGCTTTCAATTCTACCTTGCACGCCGGCGTGATCCGGGGCTACATCCTTTTGGTTCTGTCAATGAACGCAAGCGCATTGACCCAGAAAAATATCCGCCCGGTAAAAAATCCGATCATGAACGCTGGCAATGAAAAATTCGCAATGCGCACTTGGCTTAACCGCATGGGATGGACGGGCGAAATGTTCAAAAATCCTCACAAACTTTTCATCGAAAGACTGCAGGGCGATGCAGCTTGGCGTTTCGGTAGAAACGGCGATCAGTATCAGGAAAGACCGCTTTTCTAAAAAAGGCGGTTCTCCCGCCCGGGAGCGGATCTCAAAAAATCCGGTTCGACTCCGGATCCGGGCATTCGGCAATAGTGCCGCAACAATCAAAATTTTAGGAGGTAACGCTTATGTGTACATTCGCAATCAACAATCAATTTAACGGTATCGAAATTTCCTTCGAGGAAAAGCCCAGCGCGGAAATCCGCGAAGCAATGAAAAATCTTGGTTTCAGGTGGCACGGCGTTAAAAAATTATGGTACGCCAAAAATTCCGACGAGCGCATGGCGCTGGCTCTGAAACTCTCCGGAAATTCTGCAGCAGCTCCGGCGGCTCCGGCACAGATCTCCGCTCCGGCTGCAAGCGCTCCAAAAAATAAATACGGCGTAAAAGTCGGGGATATCTTCTACGGCAGTTTCGGTTACAACATGACCATCGTTGAATTTTTCCGGGTTGAAAAAATTCTCTCCGCTTGCAAGGTTGAGATCCAGCGGATCGGTCAAAAGGTGGAAGAAACCGAGCGCGGCGGCTCCGAGCGGGTTGTGGCGGATCCTGAAAACAAGATCAATGATCCGGTTCAAAAAATGGTTATGAAATCCAACTACGACGGCGAGATCTACATCAAAACTGAATACTGCACCGTTCGTCCTTGGGCGGGTCAGTCGGTTTATCAAAATACTTGGGATTGATCAAAATTCCTGCCGCGCTGGTGAGAAGTCTCCCGGGGTTCAATTCCCCGGGGCGGTATTCCGGGAAACCGGGCAACAAAAAATCTTTCAAAAAATCGGAGGTAAAAATTATGTGTAAAAAAATCGCTTATGGAATCCTTTTCACCGGTCTGATCTCCTGCACGGCTTTCCTGATGTCAACGAAGGCTCCGGCATCCGAGGCACAGGCAACAACAAAAAATCTCTACCCGGCAACCGCGGAAGTCGTCGAGCTGGATCGGGCTGCGGATCTGGTAACGGTGGAGACAGCTTCTGGAATCGCTTACGGTTTTTACGGCTGCGAAGATTATTTCCCGGGCGACCTCGTATCAATGATCATGGACGACAATGGAACGCCGGAAACAATTCTCGATGATGTGATCATCGACTGCCGCTACTCCGGTTATCAGGCACAGTAAAAATCTGCAATCAAAAATTAGGAGGTGCTCTTATGAAAAAATTCATCGAATCAAAAACAATGTTCAACACTCACCGCTTTGAAGTCGTCGAAAAAATTCCGTCCGGGTTCTTCGTCTGGAACATCGGCGACAATATGGTAGACGGCTATATTCCCATCGCCGAAAGCCTGCGCCCCGGGGACAGAAGCTGCTACGAAATAAGGCAAGAAACCTTAAAAGCCATCGCGCTGGATCCGGCTGCAATAAAAATTCTCCGAAACGCTGCAAGCTGGGGCATTACTTCCGTAAAGGCTGCAAACCGGGCGCTTAAGAGACAGCCGAAATCCTACAACACCCGCCGTCAAAAAGAACTTGCCGAGGCTGCACTCCCGATCCTCGAATCAATAACCGAATAAAACCGGCTCCGGCGGGGCGGTCAAAAATCTTTCAAAAAAAGACTTGACTTCCCTGCCGGGCAGAGCTATCATATGACCACAAAACAAATACGGCTATAACCGTACTAAACAAAAAAGGAGGATCCGATATGTTCAAAAAATTTCTTGAAAGAATCCTGAACGCGAAAACTGAAAGCGAGCTCCGGGAAATCGAAATAGAAATAGATCGGGCGTTCAACAATGAGAAAATCTCCGGCAAGGATAACGACCTGCTGTATAGAACCATCAACCAGCTTTACTGCTACGAACAAAGAAAACTCGAAAAATAGGAGGTGCGATATGGAAATAAAAATTTACCTGAACGGAAAGAAGATCTCAAAAAAAGCCGCCGTCGAAATGTACGGAAAAGAACGGATCGAAAAAAGAATCTCGGAAGCAATCGAGGGACACCTCGAGGATCCGCTGGAACTTCAGAGCTGGATGGACGGCATGGAAATCAAGGTTAGCGATTAAGGAGGGCATAACAATGGCAACAAAAAAATTTGAACTTTTCGGAGCCTGCTTCGGGAACGGCACAACTCTTTATAACAAAGCCGTTACGGCTGGCGGCGACTTCAAAAAAATCGGGCACATTTCTCCGGCTGGCAGGATCGTGTTCCTGAATCCGAAAAACTACGGCGGCACCGGTTGTGAAATCCCGGACGAGGCAATGAAAAAAATCTGCGAATGGTCCGAGGCTGCTGAAAAAAATTTCAAGGCAAACTGGTATCAGCTCCCGGATCTGAACCGATACGAAATAATGCTTGATACAATTCCGGCACAGGCTCTTTTGGATCATCCCTTAAAAGAAACCCTGAAAGCCTGCACCGATCTCCGTGAAAAGGTTGTACTTCTGGAACAAATTTATTTCAAAGAATATGCGTAAAATTATCAGCCCGAGCCCGGCGGGAAATCCGGGCAGAAAGGACTCGTTATGAAAAAATTATATGTATGCTACGGCTCAAATCTACATCTGCAGCAGATGTCTTACCGCTGCCCCGATGCTACCGTTTACGGATCTGGCGTTATCAAAAATTATCGCCTGAAATTCTACGGCGTTGCAAGCATTGAGCCACAGCCCGGTGAAGACTGCCCGGTTGGCGTTTGGGAAATCTCCGAACGGGACGAAAAAAATCTTGATCGTTATGAGGGCTTCCCTTCTCTGTACCGCAAGGAAGAAATCGAGGTTGTTATGGAATCTGGCGAAAAGGTCACCGCTATGGTCTACATCATGAATCGCTCCGGCAATGAATATGATCCCAGCCCCAGCTACTACGAAACAATTTATTCCGGCTATAAATCTTTCGGGCTGCCGCTTACCTACCTGCAGCGCTGCCTTGATCGGGTTCTGAAAGCCACACCGGTGTTTGGTGGCGATGGTGGATATGTTCCGCTCCGTTACCGTTATGGTCGTTGACAAAATACGGCTTTAGCCGTATAATCAAAAAAGCCGGGGCGCTCCTGCTCCGGCTATTCTTTCAAAAAAATTTTGGAGGTAGCGATATGCCGAAATTCAACCCAAACCCCACGCCGCTTGAATCAGCCCGCCGTGCTGCAGGTCTTACCCGTCAAAAACTATCGGAGCTCTCCGGAGTCAGCCTTAAAACGATCAAGGAATACGAACAAGGCCGTAACAATATTAACAATGCTCGGGCTATCATTGTTTCCGATCTGGCAGACGCTCTCCATGTTCCTGTAAAAAAAATTCTGAACGAAAGGAGCGAGCCTGATGCCTAAAAAAAATCCGAACCCCACGCCTCTGGAAGTAGTCAGGCACAGCGCCGGTCTTACCAGAAAGCAGCTTGCTGAAAAAGTCGGGATCTCCTACCGCACAATCGAAACCTACGAACAAAGGAAGAACGACATCAATATGGCTGCTGTTGCTTCCGTCAAAAAAATTGCTGATGCTCTGGGTGTTCCCATTGAACAAATAATTGATAAGTAAATATACTTACGTATATACTTAAGTAGTCAAAAAAATGGCAGCAGGATCCTGAAAAACCCTGCTGCCTTTTCATTTCCACATTTTTCACGAGATTCCCACGGGCTGTTTTAGACACAGTCCTCGAGGTTATCCCTCAAAAAATTTTTCGATGATCTCCATGCACTGCTCTGCCGTCAGGTCTACGGTAAGCTCTCCGTCCTCGGCTTTTGCATCCGGCTTATTTTTTGCCGGCCTCATGTCGAGAAGCTCCAACAATTTCTTGTTGTTCCCGGTACTGAAGGTTACGGAAATCTCCGCAAGGTCGTAACCGGCAAGCCTGCCCACCTCGATCAAAAAATTGTACTCGTTCCAGTCGATGTCGTCTGCGCTCAACTGTCCGAGCGGGGTCGGTCTTAAGTCGTCCCTGAAATTGAAATAGTACGGGAACCCCGCTTCGGAAAGCATCTTCTCCAGCGTGAAGATCTGCTCTCTCTCGGGGTGCGCGGCACACTCCTCCATCTTTTCCTCTGCGGTCAAAATTTTTTCTTCCATCGCTCTTTTGCTCCTTTCAAAAATTTATTATAAACGCCACCTGCGTTTACTTCAAGAAATATCCACCGGAGCTATGGTCGTCGGCGTTCCCGCCATCAAACATTTTCCGGTATCAACTATCGTGTAATAATGTTCTACCTGAACAATCCTGCCTATATCTCCGGTTATGAATCTTACCTGCTGCCCTTCGTACCGCTGAAAGCTGTACTCGCAAGGCTTCCTTTTCTCGCTTGGATCCCTTATATCAAAAATGGATAACTGTCCCTGCATTCTTACACCTCCCGGTAATAATCGGCAAGAATCTTTTTAACCTTCTTGAACTCCAGCAATGCGTATAGCCCTTTCTTCCAGTAGCGGCTCGTCTTGCTCCGGCTGCAGTGGTTCTCCCGGCACACTCTGTCCCATCCCATCCGGTCAATGTAGCGGTTCTCAATAATCGCCTTTGAAAGATTTTCTTCCGGCGTACTCTCCGGCAGTAGGTCTATTATGTTCATGATGTCCGAAAGAAGTTTAGAGGCTCTGTTCATCTGCTCAACAATCTTTTCGTCGATCTCGTCAAGCCTGATCAGGAGGGACACCGCTACGCCGTCGCCTGATGCGCTGCCTCTTGGCATTCCGTCAAGGTTCGGGCTTTTAAGCGGGGAAAACTCCCTGCGGATCTCATCCTTCCTGCGCTCCAAAGATTTTTTCTTGGTGATGCAATCCCGGTACTGGAATAAATACCGGTTTAAGAGCTCTGCCTCGTCTGAAAGCCTCTCGTCAAATTCCCTCATCTGCTTGCGCTGTTTCTTCATCCGCTTTTCCCTCCTCTGGTGCTGCTAAAAAATATATCCTGCCGCCTATGATCTGAATCTGCTGCAGGCTCCGCTCCTTGTGATCGAAGTCGTACATCGGGAACCCTCTTTCCCGGAGTTCGTCAAGCAAAAGCTGTATGCTCTGACACAGCGTGCCGTTCGGAACTTCTGAAAAATCCGGCTTTTCCTCTGATGCCATCTGCATCCTGAAGGCTGCCTGTCGCCGTTCCCGCTTCGCCTGCTGCCGTCTTTCGTATCTATTCATCCTTTTTACCGTCCTTCCTTTTAGGTTTCCTTTCCGGCTTTTCTTCCGGCTCCGGCTGTTCCTTGGGAGCCGGATCAAGTCGGATCCTGATCGTCGGCTGCGGCTTATTGAACGTCGCATAGATCGAGGTTACGCTGTAAGCAATCTGTACGGCTCTTTCTTCCGGCAGTCCTTTGCATATCGTGTTCAGGAAAGCCCCGGTAAAAACTTCCGCAAGGTCTCTCCCGTAATCAAAAAGATTATTCATCGCGCCCATCCCTCCCTGCTGCCGCCATCAAGGCCATCAAAACTATTCCGAAAAAAGTACCCAGAATAAATCCAGCGCCGCCTGAAATGATCAAATCAATCATGATAATTCCTCCTCATATCCCTCGCCTGAACCGGCGATCTCCTGCTCTGGTAATCTTCGCACGGTCCGTCTCCGTATTCCGTCATGCAACCGTAACAATCCGAATCCGCGCAGGAACACACCCACTCGCCGTCCTCTCTCCTGTGGAACTCGCAATTTCCGCAACAATCTTCCCATTCCTCTTTCCAACTCATCCGGCACACCTCTCTATATTCTGAATTTTTAGTATGTAATAATTCTTGCCCGGCTCTGCTCCCCACTCCGGCTTGCCCTCTCCGATGTCGAGCGTAACTGTCGCGATTATCTCCGGCACACCTTTGCCGTATCCGTTCCTGAAACAAATCTTTCGCCTCGCGTTATATCCTATCAGTGAGCCTTGCCATAAGCTCCTGAATCTGGTCTCGTAATACGGCTTGATCTCCCGGTACTCCTCCAGCTTTTGCCCATCCGAGATCATGTCGAACCATTTCTTTTTTATTGGCAATGTAAGCATCTTTCGTAAACCTCCTCTCCGTCGGCTTCGTGTTCTGGCTATCGGCACACGCTTTCTTTAATTTCTCGAAACCGCTCTTTGTTACATATAGTTTTCCGTCAAAGAAAATTATTTCCTCATCCTGAAACTCTATCTGCCGGAATCCGTACCGCTTTGCCCATTTCTTATTTATCCTTTTCTTCCGATGTTTCCTTGCTTGTACCGTTTTAGTGGTAACGATCACCGGCGTTCCCCATGGTGGTATCATTCATCCCATCCCTCCTCATCTTCTCTGTCTTGGTATCTGGAACAAAAATCTTTTGCCGGGCAATCCTCGCAGCCACACTCTCCGATGCTCATCTCGTCGGAACATCTCATACCTGCGTAGCGAACCATGCCGATCCGGTCTTTATCGTCATGCCAGTCCATTTCCTCAAATCCCCGGTAGTAAGAATCAAGCTCCGGCACTCTGATCGCCCTAATATCCGTCCACTCGCCGTCCCCACAAGCGTCCGTTCGGAGGGCTGCCTGAATTGCCTTGCCTCTGGTCTCTCCAAAAACTACGGTGCAATAATCTTCGTAGCACTTTTCGTCTCGAACTATATACGCTTTCATTTGCCCTCCTCCTTAATAATCTTTCGTAATGTATTAAGTTCCTGCTGCCTTATATCCTGCAATAGTCGTATATCCATGAGCGATAACTGAATTGTGCAATCATGTCCATAATTCCGCTTCTTTGTCTGCGAAAAAGTTTTGATCAACCTTTTTACTGGGTTTATGCGCTTTCCCTGTGCCTCAAATAGTGCGTAAATTTCTTCCTCAAGTACATCTATTCTCTCTTTGACCTCGTTAAAGGTATTCAATTCCACATCCGTCATTGCCTGCTCCTTTCTATGATCTGCTCCGCTTCTTCCGGGAAACACACCGTTCCGGCGTAGCCCCCGTTTGCCAGAATTGCCTTTATGGCCTGCCGCTGGAGGTCTGAAGGCTTCCCGTAATATGGCCGCTTTACCTCGAACCCGTAAAACTTTCCGTCGATCATGGCTATAATATCCGGCACACCGCCTCGGCTGTATGGTCCTGCTGCCGCTTTCCAGATATAGGCTTTCGGATATCTTTTCTTCAGGTACTTCATGATCTTCTCTTGGTACTTCGGTTCAAGCGGCACACGGGCTTTCAAATACTTTCTCGCTCCCGTCCTGTTCGCTGCCTTGCCTATCTGAATCAGGTAGTCAATGGCTGCGGCTTCGCTTGGGAATCTGTCAAGCTCCTTCATGTCGTCACCGCCTTCTTAAAATCTTCTACCGCCTGATCGGCTGTCCTCTCGTCCGGGTAATACTCAATGTAAATTGACTTGCCCTTCTGGTGCTTCCGCTTGCTCCGCGGTCTGTCGCGATCCTCGCTTCCCTCGGTGATCTCGGCTCCGGATCTCCATGCCTGCTTGCTCCCGTCCTTGTAATAAACAAAGGTTACTTCGTGCCATATCATGCCTCGTTTCCCTCCTCTTTTCTTGAAATGAACATAAGCACCGCCGATTCTTCCGGCTTCGGTCTATCTTCCCAGTCTTTCTTTTCCTCGTTCCAGAATTTGTCAATAAGGTCGTTATAAATCGCCGGTGTTTCCGGTGGATCCTGAAGGCAAGGCTCGGTAATGTATAAACAAGTGTGCTTGTGAAAGTACGCTACCCATATCTGGTTCAATCTTTCCTTAAGCTCCGCTCCGACCTGCTCCAGTTCCTGAATGGAATAATTCTTAAAGATTGCTCTGCCCGCTTTCTTCCCGGCATCATATTCGTCAATGCATCTTTGAAACTCTTTGATAACTTCGTCTCCGTCCCGCTCCAAAACCTTAAAATCTGCTACGGCGATCTGAATCAAATAATCGTTCGTGAGCCCTCGGAGCTGCTCCTTTAATTTGTCGAACGCTATCTTGTATCTTCCGGCTAAATCCTCCGGGGACACTTTTTCTTTGTTTGTCCGGTACTTCGATAGCGTATTTTCAAGGGTTTTCCTTAATTCCTGCTCGGTTTCCATGGCCATCTCCTTTCCTAACGCCTAACAAACCTAACGCCTAACCATTTTCCGAAGGCGTTAAGAAAAAGTCCTTTGCTTTCAAGGCTTTGCGGTCATTCCTAACGCCTAACGCCTAATTTTGAAATACATACCTAAATCTTTTCTACGATACACAAAAAAGTTTGCAAATTCCTCGCGTCATAATACCTATAAATAGGCGTTAAGTAGTTAAGTTATATAAATAGGCTCTCTAAAGCCTTGATTTTACTGGCTTTTTGACCTAACGCCTAACCTAACGCCTAACCTAACGCCTAATTGTTAGGCGTTAGGAATTTCAAGCTAAAACGGAAGCTCCTCCTGCTTGAAATTTTCCTTTTTCTTCTCGTCCTTTACGAAAGGGTTATCGTCGTCCTGAAAAGGTAACTGATCAAGTTGGGATTCATCAATCGGTCTGAATCCGTCCATATCTGCTGCCGCCTCGTCCTCGTTCAATGGATCCGAACTCTTTGTAAATCTGCCGAGATCGAAACAAACAAACCGGCACACCCTGTTGTCAAACCACTTCGTAACGCTGTATTCCTTGCCGCCGTTCGCCTTTGGCTTGGATGCTATAATGTCGTTGTCCGCAAGGTACTTAAGCGTCTTTCTGGCGCTGTACCCGGCTTTCTGCAATGCCTGATTCAGAATACTCGGGAAGATGTACGCCTTGGCTGCCATCTCGTCTATGGTTCCGAGGCAGGTTCCGAGTGCTTTTTCTCCGAATTGCCCTCTGTTTGAAAGGATCCAGTCGACTATGAACTGGGTAGCGTTTTCGTTTACATCCGCGACTCCGGAGGATAACTGCTCCCGGATGATCGTCTCTGCCATCTGCACCGCCCGCTTCCAGCTTTCTTCGGTGTATGTAAGTAATAATTTGCCGTTGTCGCTTTCAGATTCGGGCAGACGCGCCTCTGAAAAAATCCAGCCGTCAATCATAACATCTGCAAGCGCAACCGCCGCTATGCCTGCGATATGGCTTCCACTCGTTCCGTTTGCAATCTTGTATATTTCCTCGGTCATTTTGCCGTAAGCGTCTGTTATGCTGCGTTCGTCGGTCTCCATAACCTTATCAATGAAAATATTTCCTGCGTGTCCGTAACAAAGGGCTGTCTGCTGGTGCATGAGGGAGGCTTCCTTTTCCTCGGTGAACGGTCCCCCGTAGATCTCCAGAACTCTGGTCGATACACCTGTTTGGCTGGTCTCGGTTGATAATGGTTCCTCGCCTGTGGCAAGGCACACCGTTCTCCATGTGTTAAGCTGCTGTAAGCCGCCGCCCTTGCTACCCCTCGCCCTGCCGGTTCCTGATGCAAGCATATAGACTATCTTTTCTATGTTTTCCTGCTTATTTCCTGCGAGCTGGCGCTCATCAATCCCCATCGGTAGGTCGTTGTAGAATCCGGCCATCCTTTCAAGAGCTACCTGCGTAGCGTTAAAATTGACCATCAAGTGCTCCGGGTCTCCCCAAACGGAAAGCGCAGCCTTTAGTGCTGCCGTCTTACCGCCCTTACTGCCGCCCCAGTTATATACGAAAAATATTCTCTGGGATAGGATCCGCAGGAGCGGTGCTGCGAAAGCTGCAGCAAGAATGAATCTGAACTTGTCACGCTGTCTGTGCGGTCTCATCAACTGGACCCATTCTTCCTTGGTTCCGCTGGCGTGGTAGGCTGCCGCCCATCCCCGGAGCGATGGCTCAATGTCTAAAACTACATCGTCGGCGTGTCCCGGAAGAAACCTTCCGCGAGTCTGCCACCCGAAGGTACTTGTGGAATCTGCCTTTGTGATAATATCTATATTCTCCGCTTCCAGCCCCTCTAAAAATCGCACAACCTGTTTTGCGTTCTCGCTGGTGATCGTGCATCCGAGGTCTGCAAGGACGGTTATGCTCCTGCTTGTAAATACCGTGGATCTCGGGTAGATGGCGGTCTGCCACCTGCCGTCTCTTTTGAACGCTATCTCGATCTTTTCCTCTCCGGTCTCCAAACTCTTAAGTCTCTGGGTAAGAATGATCGGCGTTCGACACACCATGGTTGGTGTTAGCTTCTTCTCGTCAATATGGCTTATTCCCTTTTCCGAATAAAGCCACCCTTCCGGCTGCCTTAAATTAACCGGTGCTCCCTTTATTGCCTCAGGGATATAGTCTGTAATGTCGTCAATCTCGATCTGCTTTGCTTTCTTCAGTGCTTTCTGAATCTTGGCTGTCGCTTCGTCTTTTCCCTCGTTCATGAAAAGCTCTGAAGGATCCTTGACTCCGTATGCCCTGCAGCTCCATGTGAATACCTCGCCCGAGAATCCGGTTTCGTGCAATACCCGACACACCTTCTCGAGGAATGTATCGCCGCCCTTGTCCGGCTCAACGTGTATGTAAACCTTCAAGCCGTCAAGAGCCGGAACCATCGGAGCTTTGAAATTGCTTGCTCCGGGGACGCCCAACGCCGGGAAGGTCAAGTGCCATAAAGTCTGCGTGTCGCTCTCTCCCTCAACCAGAAGGACGCTGCCGTTCTCCCTGATTGCCGGAAGTCTCCACAAGCCGTAAAGGGTAAGTTTCCCGGACGATCCGTAACTCCATCTGAACTCTTTTGAACCGTATCTCTTTCGGAATACCGGAGCCTTCGCTCCGCTCTCGTCGTAGTAAGGCATCTTAAGGAAGTTCGTTCCGTCTCTGTCCCTGCCGGTTTCTACCCGGCACACATCCCTCAAAAATTCCTCGGGGAGTCTTTTATGAAATGCGTACTCCTGAATCGTGAGCGGTTCAAGCGTGGGTTTCCTTTCCTGTTTTCTTTCTTCCGGGTCCTGATATCTTCCGTACTTCTGGAGGATCTGCTTGTAGGCTTCTTTCGTATCTACGCCGTTAAGTTTCGCCCAGAATGTTACGAAATTCCCATCAATGCATCCCGTGAAGCAATGGCACTTTCCTGTCCTGATGTCTGCGGTAAAGGAATCCTTCTTATCGTCGTGAAAGGGACACTTTCCCATTATGCGGTCGCCGGTGATCTTTGGATTTTTAAGCACAGCTCTGTATTCTGCGGCATAATCGACAAACTCGTCGATATTTATTTGCTCTGCTACCATCGCCATCGCTCCCTTACCTTGAATTTTTTACCAATGTTATAAACTCTTTCCTTGTCAGCGTTACGATCCGTCCCGGAATCTTAAGCCTTGAAATCTCGGCTATCTCCGCTCTCATGCCCTCGCTGATGATCCCGTCAATAACAACAAGCAGGAACTCGTCGCAATGGCGGAGGGCGTGTATTCCGAGGCCTAACCCGCATTCCCTCTCATCCTCGTCAGAATCGTCCAGAAACTGCGTAAAATAGATGTGGGGTACAATTGGTAACTTGCCGTCGAAAACTGTCTGTCTGGCGAAATACTGCGCCACCGCTATGTTAAATTCCTGCTGTCTTTCTTTCTTTGCTCTGTATCTTGAAATGATATAAACTTTTTTCATGCTGACCTCTTTCCGCTTTTGGCTCCAAAGCAGGGCGTATGCCCTGCCCGGAACCTGAAAGCAATGTGTTTTAGTTGAAAGGCAAATCGTCTACATTTCCGTCCGGCACATTCATGAAGCCGTCGCCCGCGTCCCCTGCTGCCGGTGCGGTGTTGTAATCTGCATCGTCAACCGCTACTGAGGAATCGTTCTTCAGGGTTTCTGCCATGGCCTTGGTTGCCTCTTTCTGCTCGTCTGTCAGCTTGTCAATGAAGGTAAATACCGCCCTGCTGTAATCAATGCCGCCGTTTGACTTCTCTTTCTTCAAGGTGATCTTGGTGATTGCGTCGTAGCTGCGCATTCCCTTAAGCAGGATCCTCTTGCCGATGTAGTCCCTCATATATTTCAAGGAAGTAGGCGGAAGGGAAATAATAAGCGGCACAGGGTTGCCCTCTCTTAAGAAATAAACTCTGTGAATGTTCTTGCAGGCTTTCCCGGTTCCGTCTGCCGCAAACTTGTTGTAAGGGCAATCGGCACAGTTTCTGATCTCTCCGGTCTCTCTTACAACACCTACTTTTCCGTCAATGCTGGAACAATCCGGAGCTTCGTTGCCGCCCTGAAACTTTTCTGCCCAGTATGCGTTGATCGGGTGGTGGTGCAGGATAACTCCTATAAGCTCCTTTACCATGTCCGGGCTTTCCTCATCCTCTCCCGGAACCTCAAATGCAAGGCCGCCGCCCGAGGGAATCTTTACCCTGTCGAAAGGTATCGAACCGAGCCCATCCATTTCCTCTGCGATAGCCTCTGCAAAATCTCCCGTAAGGGTCTGCAGGTCAAACTTTGCTGCCGTTACTGCTACTTCGTTTTTCTTCTCTGCCATGGTTTAGTCCTCCTCGCTTTCTGTGGTTTCCATTTCCTCTGCTTCCGTGGGTTCTGCTTCCTCGAATCCGTCCGAATCATTATCAAGGCTTGCGGCGTATTCCTCTAACGGCGTGGGCGGCTGGGATCCGTAAATATCCTCCATGATCCTGCGGCTCTGGGCTGCTAACCGGATCGCTGCTACTGCGGTATCAATCGCTGCGTTGTAAAGGCTTCCGCAGATGTTTGTAAAATCTCCGTCGCCGTTCGGCAAAAGGGAAAGCATCGACTTCATCTCTACCCCGACTGCCTTGTCTGATCTCTGAAGGCTGGAATAATATTCTGCGGCTATGCCGTAGCCTTCGTGTCTGTTCCTGACTGTGCCGGGATGCTCGTTCTGTACGAACTGCCCCAGCGCAAACCTCGCTACTTCCTGAATGTTGTCTTTCAGAGCCCTGTCGCTTTCCAGCGTCATGTCAAGCTCCATCTGCTCATACTCTTTCATGCTTCGTCCTCCTTAATGTCTGCGGCGGTCTTTCCGACCATGAAGTGTGCAATAAAATACTCTTTCTTTCCGACAAGCTCATCCAGCTCCCGCTGCTTTTTCTCAATCTCCCGGTCGAACTTCTGAAGGATGCTCTGCTCGGAAACCTTAAGCTCGTTCTTGTCGCAATAAACCAGATCCCAGCCGGTCGTATGCTCGTTGTAGTATAAAAACTGAATCGTCGGCAAGGATCCCCAGCTGCCTTCCTCGAAGTAGGCGACTACCATTGTCGGCAAGTCCTGAAAGTTTGCGAAATCAACGATCATGCCCGGGTAAATCTTATCTTCCTTATCGCTGTAAGAAGATGTCGGATCGCCTTTCTTAAGGAGCTTTACATCGTCCCCGACCTTGAAAGTGTCAATCCGTCTTGCGCTGCGGAGGTCAATCTCCATCTTTACGCCGTTGATCTCAACCGTTCTCATAAACTCCATGTTATTCTCGCTCATATCCTTATTCCTCCCTGTTTGCTTTTGCTCTGTCGAGCGCCTTTGTGTTCGCTTTTCTCCGAGACAGTCCTAACTTCTCGTAAATGGAAAGTGCCTCGGAAAGTTCCTCGGGAAGCTCCCCCGCTTCCTCAACAATGCCCTTGCAGGTGCTGTTAAGGGTTCTCGGATCTACCCTCTCAACAATGATGTCTCCGAGTCCCTGTTCTCTTAATATCTCGAAGAAATCAATTCCCTTCTCCTGCAGCTTATCCTCGCTCAGCTTGGAATACATCGTTTCCTGCTTTAAGCTGAAATTGTAGCCGTCTACAATCTGGCTGGGCTTTTCCTCGTCGATCATCATCTGGCAGATCTCCTGCTCCAGCTCGTCCTTTGCTGCGTTGTTTGCCTTGGTCTGCTCTGCGAGCTCGTCCTTTCTTTCAAGAATTTTCTGATACTCGCGGAGCTTGTCGTCTAATACCGCCATCGTTATCTCCTTTCCTTTGCTATAATGGCTGGGAGCGTCTGCTCCGGCGCTGTCATGCTGTTGTTGAATCCTTGGTTATGGTAAATAACCTTCTTCAAAGTGGATCCGCTGATCCCGTACTTCGGGTTGACTCCGAAAATGTTTATGTATTTTTCGAGGTCGTCCCGTTCTTCCTGCATCGCCTTTGTTACCTCGAACAATGCGAGGCAGTCATCAATCGCCCTGTGCGTGTTCTGCACCTTGTCCCCGAGCTTATACGCCTCGATGGCGTTCGCCAGCTTGTGTGGGAATGATCGCCGGTCTTTGTAGACCGTAAGGGAATCGAGGTAATCTGCAAGGTTGAAATACTTCAGCCATTCCGGGTGTTCGTCCTTATACCTCGCAAGCGTCCAGCCTACAAAGTTAAGGTCAAACTGTGCGTTATGCGCTATCAACAAGGTTTTGCCGCCGCCCATAAGCATCCCGACAAATTCCGCTATCGCTTCCTCCTCGGAAATGCCCTGCGATAAAAGCATCTCGTCGGTAATGTGGGTAAGCTCTACGATCTTCTGGGGAAGTACGAGGATTTTCTGCAACTTAATAAACCTGTCCATTCTGTATTCCCCTGCGGCTCCCACCCTGATAGCTGCAAGCTCTATGATCTGTTCTTCTTTTGCGTCAAATCCGGTCGTCTCCGTATCGAAGAACACCAGATTGTCGTAGCCTTTTATTTCCATCGCTCTTTGCTCCTTTCTGAATGTTTACGGCTGCTGCCGTCTGGGCTTTCCTCTTATGCGCTCGGTCATGACCTCCTCCTTTCTGCGGATGCGGCTCCGCTATACTTCGTTCCCCCAGCAATCCCAGCCCTTTCTTTCATTCCGGGCGAATAGTTCAAGCCTCTTTGCATCCGGGAACATACTCTCGATCATCTCGTAGGCACACTCGGGTTTCTGGCTGTGCTTTCTGCTCGGCTCCCTCATAACTGTCGGGAAGGCTCCGCGCCTGTCTTTGTCCGGCATAAGAATCTGTCCGGGCTTAAAAAACCAGATCAGGTATTCGTGGGAAAATCGAACCGTATAGGCTGCGGCGGGTCCGTTTATCTTGTCCCAGATCAGCCTTGCGTGTACCTTGTAATCCAGCATCTCCATCATGCGCTCCGTCTCAGGAAGGTACTTGTCAATCGTCCACATGAATATGTTGTGCTTCTCGGCGAGGATCCTCTCTGAAATCCTGCGGTGCAAGTCCATAATCTCCGGCACACTCATGGTCTGGTATGGAACGGAGATTCCGGTGCTGTTCGGTCTGGCGTTCTTCTTGCCGCCTCTGCCCTGCTGCCATGGCGGATCCGTGTAAAGAATGTCGTAACGCTGATCCGTGGTCTCCCAGTCAATTTTCATTGAATAATCGCCTCCAGTCGTCTACTACGGTATTTGCTAAATCTTCCTTGCGCTCGAGCGCCTTGTATATGTCTGAATCAATGGTGTGCTCAACTACTAAATGGATGTAGGTGCAAGTGTTCCGCTGCCCTATACGGTGGATCCGGGCGAGGCTCTGACTGTATGCTGCGTAATTGAAGTTCGCCGAATAATAAACACAGGTGTCTGCTGCCGTTAAGGTTATCCCCAGCCCTGCTGTGTCTATCTGTGCAAGGAATATCATCGTTTTCGGGTTCTTCTGGAAGTCGTCAACAATCGGGCCTCTGTCCTCGATCTTGATGTCTCCGTATATGGCCTGCATCCCGATCTTCTTTTTCTGAATGAGCTTTGTTATCAGGTCTATCTCCGGTCTGAATCTGCAGAATATAACCAGCTTCTTTCCCTCGCCGGACACATAGTCGTCTATGATGTCCTCTAAAGCAAGGAGCTTCCCGTCGAATACAAACTCGGGCTTCAGTCCGTCGTCCGGCTGAATAAAGCCGCCTGTGAACTGCTGCAGGCGAAGTAGCTTTGTAAGTACCGTCGGAGCTGTTACCTGCCCGCCGTTTTCAAGCTCTGCGAAGGAATCTCTCTTGATCTTCTGGTAAAGGTTCTTGTATTTACCTTCCAGCGGAATGTTCCTTGTAAGGAATGTCTGCTCCGGCAAGTCAAGAGCCTCCTCTTTGGTTACTCTGTACGCTATCGAATACTCTTTCTTGATCAAGCTATCGAGGTCTCTGTAACCTATGATCTGCTTCTGGTTAAAGCCGCCCATGATGGCGTAGCGCCCTCTGAAAGCGTAGTAATTCATGCCGAAGACCGTAGGGTCTAAAAATCTGTACTGGCTGAATATGTCAATAGCGTTGTTCTGTACCGGCGTTCCTGAAAGAATGAGCTTATATTTCGCTATGTCGCCGAGCTGGTGCATTGCTTTGCTCTGCTGCGCGTCGTGGGTCTTAATTCGCTGGCTCTCATCTGCTATGATCAGATCCGGCTCCCATTCCTTTAAGGCTTCAAATAAGCCCTCTCGCCATGTACTCTCGTAATTGATAACTGCTACCTTCAAACCCTTAAGCGGGTAATGCTTTACTGCTTCAAGCTCCCGTAGGCGGTGTTCCTTTGTCCCGGTAAGCACACCGACCTTGCATCTAAAATTTGCGTAGTCGGAAATGTCCTTCGGCCATACCGGGCACACCGAGGTCGGTGCTACTATCAATACTTTCTCAATGGCTCCCATCTGGTACATGGCTCCCATGGTGGCTATTGAGGTTAAGGTCTTTCCGGTTCCCATCTCGAAAAGGAATCCGAACCCTTTATTTATTAGCTGCTTCTTTTGCATTGATCTCCTCCAACTTGTCAAGCTCTCCTGAAAGAACAAGGGCGGTAGCCTCAATAACTATCCTGAAAAGCTCCATGTCCAGTGTCTCCCATGAAATGTGGGTAGCCTTTGCATATCCGGGCTGTCCTGCGGTCTTTTGCGTAGTCATTTGAATCAATCTATAAACCGCCTCTTTAAGCTCTGGTATGTTCGCTTTCTGCCCGCCGTCCTTTAAGAAGTGCCACATAACATCTTTAATTCCGTTTGCCGGGTTCTCCATGTTTTCCTCCGATCTCGCCTTACTACTATCGTTCGGCGTTCTGTGAATCAGTGACCGGTGTGCGGTGTTTCTTGAACTTTCTTTGGCTCCCAATTTTCCTCGAAAGCCTTTTCGTCGCCATCAACAAAGGCGAAAAACCGATCAAGACTCTTTTGCACCGGTTCCGACTCGGGTTTTGGCTTCTCTTGAATCTGAACAATGGAAGGATCCAAAAGTCCGAATGTGAGTAGCGCCATGACCGCGCCTCTCTGCTGGTGCTTGAAAAGCGGAATCTTTACCGGGAACTTATATTCAGTCGGTTCTTCCATAAGGCGTTCCGCATCCACCGCCTTGCGTACTGCGATCATCTTTTGTCGTTCCGTCTCTATCGGTTCCGGGAGCTTTACCATGCTTGCAAGTTTATCTAAAAGGTCTCCCGTTGCTGCGCCCTCTAACCACTTCATGCTCTTGTTCCAGCGCATCATGTTCCAGCTCTTTATAATGGCGTACTGGGTGCTGTCCAGATCTGCTACTATCAAAGTGCCGTTTTCCAACTTCATTTTCATTTCTCATCAATCCTTTTCTGTGTAGAATGTATGGCTTCCGTAAGTGAACAGCTCCTTAAGGTTTCTCGAGTGCCATGTAGGCTCTGGAACTGTGGTTCTGAAATAAAGAGCTCCCTTTGACTCGTTCCATCCGTCAAGTACAAGCCTTAAAGCCTCGTAGCAATCATCATCAGGCTCTACTCTGTCAAACCGTCCGTTACTTACCGGGCTGAATTGCCCTTCGTCGTAAATAACTCCGGAGACAGTGTTCGGGAATCTCCAGTCGTCTATCCGGTTCAGAACAACCAACATAACAAGCGCCTTGCCCTCTGTCGGTTCTCCCTCTGCCTCTGCCATCGCAAGCCTGACAAGCAGGTCTCTGTCCTCTCCTGAAAGGCTGTAAGCCGGATCCGGCTCTCCTATCACTTCCGGGGATCCCTTTATATCGCCTGTCTGTTTTTGTGGCGGCGCTGAAAGAATTAGCGGCTCTGTTACTATTGCTGACTCAATTAGTGCTTTTGTCGGCTCTGCAGCGAGTTCCGTGTTCTGGGCGTTGCTTGTAAACCCTGCCACCGTCCCGCTTATCGCTCCGGCAAATAAAACTATTGCCGCTATGAATCCGATGGTCTTTCTTTTCCTATGCCGCCGGATCAATTCCTCATAGTTTCGCGCCATTCGCCGCCTCCTTTTTAGTCTCCCGCTTCTTTAATTGCTCGATGCAGGCTTTTGTGTACCGTTCCCGATAACCCTCGGTAAACTGTACTTTTACCTTGATCTCCTTTTTCATAGCTCCTCCTGCTGCTCGGAAAGTCATATCATGCTCGGCATGGCCAGTCCGCTAAAACTGTGCCGTCTACCTCGTAACCTGTCAAGTTACACTTTGGCGAAAAAAATATCTCCGGGGTTTTCGATGTGAAGAAAGTTTGTCATTTTCTCGATTTCGTCACTTCCGAAGATACCTTTTTTCATCTTAAGGTAGAAAGTTTTTTCTGAAATGCCGATTGCCATCGCCACTTCTCTTTGGGACTTGCCCTCTTTTGCAATGATCCCTCTCAGCTCATCCGTTTTAATCATCGTCGTTCCTCCTTTCGTGTTGTTGAAGTAACTTGTCAAGTTACTTTATGAACCCTATTATATTTACCTTTTTGTAACTTGTCAAGTTATTTTTTTCTTGACTTCTTACTTTTTTGTAATATAATAGGAAATACAGGGGAAACTCATTAAAATAAGGAGGTGAGCGGTTTTGACTATCGGTGAAAGAATAAAGGCTGCAAGGGAAGCCAAGCAAGCAACGCAGGGCGAGCTCGCTAAAGCTGCTCATACTACAAAGCAGACAATATATAAGTATGAAACTGGAATAGTTTCCAATATTCCCTCGGATAAGATAGAGGCTATGGCGGCATTTCTGAATGTCTCGGAATCATACTTAATGGGATGGGAAGCGGAAGCGCCGAACGGCGAAGTGTTGCTTATTGAATGTTATAGAAATCTGGATCCCGAAAGAGCAAACAGGCTTTTTCAGTACGCAAAGGCTTTACTTGAAACACAGCGAGCTGAATCGGAAATGTCCGGAAGAAACGGAGGAGGTAATGAAGAAAGTAATTAGAAAAGTAATTACAATTCTGCTGCCGTGCCTGCTTCTTACCGGCTGCGTCAGCAAAACCGATTATGATGCGGCGGTTTCCGAAAGGGACCGCCTCTGGGAGAATGTTCAAGAAGAATCCGAAGAATATGGGCTGTTCTCTACGGCGTTCGACACAGACCTGTGCGGCGCTCTGAATCAGGAACGGTCCGTATATCAGGTTGTTGTTGATCGCCAGTGGGATCTGGACGATCTGCTTTCCTGCCTGAATAAGTTTGAATCGTTGGAAAGCGAATTTGAAAACGGCGTTACCGGGATATACATAACCTATGTAAGTTCCGACGGTCGCCCGGAATACTCTATTTATGTATGCCGTGAAAAGGTCGGAGATCACTTTGATGCTCCGGTTTCTTTTCAATAATGGAAAACCCGCCGTACTGTTAGCGCAGTAGGGCGGGCTGGTCATGCCGTGTATGATATGAGCGATATGTAACCGGTCGCCGCCGCAGGCTTCCAGTCGGAGCATATCAACACTTCCGAGCGAATTTATTATACACCGAATGGCCACAATTCACAAGCAGGAGGTGTATTTTTTATGCGATTCTTTACCTATGGCCGAAAGTCTGTTTACAAGGACAATTCCGATTCTATCGACAATCAATTCCGTATGTGCAGGGAGTATTGCGAAATGCGTTTCCCGAATGAAATTGAAAGCTGGCAGCAGTTCTCGGATGAAGATTTTACCGGTGCGAATACGAATCGCCCGGGCTTTCAATCTATGATGGCTCTGCTACGGGAAGGCGCTTGCGATGTCCTTGTCGTTTACCAACTCGACCGTTTCTCCCGTGATGTCCGGGATTTCTCCGCTGCCTATGCTGAAATGCAGGCACACCATGTCCGCTTTATCTGCCTTGATCTGAATATAGACACATCAACTCCTATCGGGGAAGCTATGATGTATGTCTCCGCTGCTTTCGGGCAGATGGAACGAAAGAACATAGCGCTGCGTGTCGCCGATAATATGAACGGCCTTGCAAAGAAGGGCTACTGGGTAGGTGGGAATCCTCCTATCGGTTACGAACGGAGCCGTATCGTTGTCAACGGGCGCAAGCACGTAACCATCGTTCCGGTTCCTGAAGGCGTGGAATATATAAACTGGTTGTTTGATTATTTTCTGTCAGGATCCTATTCCCTTCAGGGTCTCGAAACCGAGTTCCGCAAGAAAGGTATTAAGTCCCAAAAGGGCGGTTTCTTTTCAACGACACAGCTCCACCAGCTCCTTACCTCTCCGTACTGCTGTGAGGCAACGCCGGAAGTTTACGACTACTTTGCCGCGAAAGGCTGTAAGATGGAATCTTCCCGGGAACTCTGGGACGGATCCTGTGGCGTTATGGTTTATGGGAGGACAACACAAAAGGAAAAATCCCATCAAAAGCAGCCACCTGCAGAATGGACCGTATGCCTCGGCTACCATAAGCCTTTTATGCCTGCGGAAAAGTGGCTTGCCGTTCAGGGGAGAATGACCCATAACGCCTGCTTCCATAAGCCGAAATATCCTGTCTCTCTTTTGCGTGGCGTGCTCCGGTGTTCCTGTGGCGCGTTGATGGCCGTATCGACAAGGAAGAAAACAAAGGGCGTAAGCCGCTGGTACTACTGCGAGCGTCGTATGCGTAAAGGCGTGGAGGCTTGTGCTTGCTCCCAGATCAAGTGTGATCTGCTGGACGAAAAGGCTCTTGAAGTTTTCCGGGAAATCGAAGCGGATCCGAAACTGATAGAGAAGTACGTGGAAAAGTCCGAAAAGAAAAAGGGTGAGGATCCCCGGAAACTGCAGTCGAAGATCTCCGGCACAGAGGATAAGATCGGCAGGCTTGCCGCCTCTCTGGCTCTTGCTGAAAACTCAACCGCCTCTCGGTATATCATCGCCGAAATGGAATCTCTGGACGCTCAACTCCGGGAGCTGAAAGCGAAGAAAGCGGAAGTCGAAGCCGACCGCCGCAAGGAAGTAAGCGAAGAAAAGAAGAACTCTGAAAAAGTGAAGGAAATCTTTAGATTGTTAAAGGGAATGGACGGCTTTACCGCCGAAGAAAAGAACGAAATCGTAAGGTCTATCGTGAAAGAATGTACTTGGGACGGGGAAACGCTTTTTATTTTGCTCTAAAACTCGCTTTTTTATAATGCGTAGTTCTGCCCTCATTATAAAAATGTGAACTATTAAAACCGGAGCTGGTTCTTAAATGTGAAAATCGTACATTTTAAGGCTCTTTTCAACCAAAATCTGCAAAAAGCGGTTTTATAAATACGAAAAAGGCGGGAAACTCCGAAGAGCTCCCGCCTTAAAATCTGTCTTATCGCACCCCCTTAAACCCCCTCCCGCGCAAAATTTTATCACACAAAAGGAAGCCCAGCTATGGACGCAATAGACAAAGATTTTATACCTTTTTCGTATAGTAGAGACAAATCCATCCGGCTCCGCTCTTAAGCCTGCCCCATGTGTCCTTGCCTACCGCCTTTTCCTCAACAATGGTATAAATACCCTTGTCTCTGATAACCGTAGTAACGGGGTTGCTGGTTCCGGGTCCCTTGCGAACATTCAAGGCGGAGGCTGTAACCCTTACGGTATAGGGCTTGAAAGTCTCTGCGTAAAGATCATAGAAAGTCTGGCCGTAGCCAGCTCTCTTTTTCTGAACCGCTGCGCTCTGATCTGCCGGTTTCTCATAGCCGGTCAGAATGGCGTTGCTGGCTTCAAGCACACTCTTTGCGTTCTTAAGCTGGGTCATAACTCCCTTGTAGCCGGAAAGTTCTTTGTTCAGGAAATCAAGCTGCATCTGAAGGTCTCCGATGCTCTTACCCTGCGCCTTCGCGAAATCAAGAAGTGCCTGCTTGCGGCTCCAATAAGTCCACTGCGCAAGTCCGTAGCCTGCGGAATCCTTGACGAAATTCGTATAGGATCCGTTGTCTACTGCGGCCGTGTATTCCGCGTCGCTCATGCCCAGCTTTTTCTCGAAGCTGTTCTGAAGGTTGTTGGGGCGAAGGCTGCTCTCGGCATAAAGGTTTCCCATAATACCGGCGACCGCGTAATCGCTGAATCCTGCTGCCTTTAAGAAGTCCCATATCGCTTTATCGACCGGAGTCTCTTTTGCGTCATTCTGTGGCTGTTGGGCGGGTTCCTCGGGCATCTCTGCGCTGCCGCCGAGCATTCTTGTAACGATGGTCGCAAGCTCTCCTAAACGGTTATAAATATAATCTCCGGGACAGCTCTTATTCGCAAACCATCTATGAACGGTCAGAAGCATCTCGTCTGCCGCCGGTGCGTAGTCAAGAGCCTTCTGCTTATCCGGAATCCATATAAGTTTCTTCTTTCCGTTCCTTCTGCAGATGTCCTCGCAAAGAGCTACAAGCCCGCTCCACGCTCCGTTCGTGATGGCGTAAGGTGCTTTTGTGTCGCTTGCGATCTCTATGGTAACGGCTCTCTGATCGTTTGCGGAACTGGAAGAACACCAGCTCCGGTTGCGTTCCTCAACATACATTCCGACCTGCCCCTGATCGTCTATGCCGTAATTGCTGGAGGCTTTTCGACTGGTAGGCGCGAAGATATTCCCGAGGGCCGTAAGGCTTGTATGCCCTACTACGCAATGAGGCGTGATCCTGTCAATCGCCATCGTTCTTTCCCCTGAATGGTTCGGGGACAGTATAACTGTTTTAACCAACGGGCTGTTGCTCATCGTCCTCTCCTTCCTCTTTCCCATTAGAAAGCTCTGCAAGGGCTTCCTCGGAAAGCTCATCTATTTCCTGAATGGTTGTATTCTTCTCATCCATGGTTGTCACCCCTCTTTCAACTGCTTGTAAATCTGGTTAGCCCCCGTCGCTGCGAGTCCAGACACAATGCCTACCGCTACGGCGGTTATAATGTCTGCTGCCGGGAAGTCCGGCATTCCGATCAGGAACGCTACGGCTCCCAGAATAGCTCCTGCTATGCCGCAAATAACGGGAATGAACTTGCTGTCAATCGGGGACACCTTAATCCCCTGTCCGATCAGGAAGCAAATAACCGAAATTGCCGCTACTCCTGCGATTCCAAAAGTAATATCCATAATTCATACCTCCTTCTTTAGAATCCTATCTTTGTGAATACAAAGCCGACTACAATGCCTACAACCGCCGTAACGATGTAGGTAACTACCTTGCGCCACATCTCTCCGTCTCTGCCTTCCAAGGCTTCAAGGCGCTTGCCTTGTTTCTCCTGCTCCTTAACCATGTTCCCCATGTTTACGGCCAGCTCCTTAACGGAAGTTGTAAGCTCTGAAATCTGGTGAACGGTTCCTTCGAGCGCTTCGATGCGGCGGTTCTGGCGATGGTTCTCATCGTCAATTCTTCTTGCAAATTCGTTGTGAACTGCAAGTGTTACAAAGTCCTTATCTTCCAATGCGGTAAACCCTCCTTTCTGGTTATTTATCCCACTGTGAAGAAATGCGGTTTACTTCTCGCATCTCCTGCAGCTCGGATTCTATTTCCTCAACCTCTATATGCTGCAAAAGTAAAAGAAACAGGCGGTCAATAATCCCTGCCTGTCTCTTTATGATCTCGCTCTGATCTGAAATGAGCTCTGCAACCTCGTTCATCATGGCTGTTCTTCCCACTTCTTTCCTGCCTCGTCGTACAAGTATTCTTTCCCGGTGTTGATCTCCTTAAGGAAGGATCCGTTAAGAATTTTGCAACCTTCGTATTCCTCGGTTGGGGCTTGATCTGTTGAAAGTGCGAAGAACTTAAACATTGCCGACTTGTAGGTTACTTCCCTTTTCTCTCCTACGCTTACCATTTTCCTGCCTCCTTCATTTTTGTTATGTAGATCTCGTTTAATCTCTTTTTGAGCTTGCCTGTGTTCGTATGTTCAAGAAGTCCCTTAATGCTGGCGACTCTCCTGTCGAAGGCCGTTTTGCTCATCCGTCCACTCGCGTACTCTGAACAGATTTTGCGAACTTCTCTTTTTATCCTGCCTACGGTGCTTTTCCGTAGTTTCATGTGCGTCGTCCATATCCTTACGCCTACAAACTCAATGCCGACCTTAACCGGTCTGATGCTGGTCTTATTGTTAAGATCAAGGCGAAGCCTGTCTTTCAGAAACCTTTCAATATCTGCCTTCCATGCGTGAAGTGTCGCTTTGTCCTTTGCAAGAATAACGATGTCGTCCATGTATCTGATGTAATAATGGATCCGCAGCGTATGCTTGCAATACTGGTCAAGCTCATTTAGGTATATGTTTGCGAATAGTTGGCTCGTAAGGTTGCCTATCGGCATTCCTACTTCGTAGAGCCATTCTTCCGGCGGTACATCCTGCGGTGATCTCCCTCTCGGAAGTCCGAAAGGTTCAGCGGTGCTGTTTACTATCCGGCGTATGCAATCCATCATGTCCGGGTCTTTTATTTTTCGCTCCAAAATAGAAAGCAGGACTTCGTGATCTACCCGGTAAAAGTATTTACTGATATCCAGCTTTAAGTAATACCATCCTTCCCCGGGCTTGCGGTCAACTTGCCGCATCCAATACTGAAGGCGGGAGGCTGCTTTATGGCTGCCTTTTTCTTTCCTGCAGGCGTATGAATCCTCAATAAAGCTCTTATCGTAGATCGGGTTAAGATACTGGTAAATGCTCCATTGTACGATCCTGTCCATGTACGGGAGCGCCATAACGAGCCGTTTCTTCGGAACATAAACCCAAAGTTTCCTATACGGCCCGAGCTCGTATGTGCCGTCAAGCAATCCGTTCTGAATGGTTAGCAGGTTATCTTCAAGGTGCGCCGTGAATGACATAACCTCTGCTCTGTACCGCTTGCCTTTTCTGGCGTTGCGATGTGCTTCAAGAAGCCACTCGAAGCTGCAAATAACAGGCCATGCATTCTGAATCGTGAAAGGTTCTTTTAATTCGTCCATAAAATAACGCTGCGTGTGGCGTTTCCGTCTCCGCAGCAATTAACATTTCTTCTGCGCATGGCAGAAAGGAAGAGGATCCCTTATAGTCTGTACGCCGTGCTGTTCCCCGTAAGGTACAGCCCTCTATCCGGCACAGGCCGCCGAATGTAAGACGATAAGCGGAGCGCCCGCCGATGTTGTCGTTGGAATTAGACCGGGCATTGTTCAGGTTGGAATTGAACACACCTGCATTAGCCCCATTGTTCCAGTTGCCGCCCCGGATCAAGCACCTACTGACCCGCTCCCTATCTATTCAAGGAGGCTATATACCTCCCTAAAAGATTCCCTATTTCTGTGTTATACCTCGACCACACCTCATACTGATGCGTCGATAGCGGTGGCGCGAATTTCTCTCCGCAAACTTCCTTATCTGCCGCAAGCCGCACAAGATGCCGTAACCATTCAAGCTCAACATCAAGTTCCTGCGTCGTTGTTTTCCGGTAATACTTCTTTTCTATCTCTACCGAAAGTTTGTACATCCGAAGCATAGAGGCTCTGATGTCGTCTGCAAGGTCTCTGTCCTTTCTGGAAAACCTCTTTGTAAGCGGTCTGCCATAACGGATCATTTCCCCGATCTTCTCTTTCAGGTAAAACGGCTTGTAACTGCTGCCGGGTGACTTCTCGCTCTCCATCGCTCCTACCTTTCTTTAATATTTTTAGAATCGCCTGCGCGTAAGTCTTACCCTACACGCAGGCGTTGTAATGCCTCGCTATCGCTCGGCTGTCAGTGTATCAGCGAACAAGTGTACAAGTTAGCCGATAAAAGCGGAGCGCCCGCCGATGATGCCGTAGGAATCAGACCGGGCATTGCTCAGGCTGGAATTGAACACACCTGCAAGAGCCCCATCGCTCCAGTCGCCGCCCCGGAGCAAGCACCTTTCGGCTTCGCCGTTGTTTACATAGAAATTGTCGCCGCCGTAAGTAGCGTCGATGCCATCCCCCGTAAGTGCGGTATCGGGAAGCATAGCAAGTGCCTGAAGGAGCAGCTTCGCTGCGGCTCCGATGGAAGAATCGGCGGTTACATCCTTAAAGGCACATCCTGCGCTTGATGTAGCGTGTGCAATAGTGGTGGAATAAACCCACTTGCTGCTGATCAGGTCGAGTTTTACGGTTCCCTGCGTGGTTCCTTGTCCGTCGGGTGTAACAAGGGTTCCGTCGCTTGCCTTGATAGCTTTCCATGCGTTGCTGTTTGCGGAAAGGTCTGCGGTATCAAGGGAGGCGTTGTTATCCTCGAGGATCTGAATCTCGCCGTTTACAAGTCTTAAGCCGGTGCACCACTCCCATACATTACCGTTCATATCCCAGATGCCTTCCAAAGTTCCGTCGTGGCTCCAAGTTACGGGTCCCGTTCCGGTGGCTACTCTCTGAATACGGTTAGAGGAATCTCTACCCATGGACGGAATAGCCTTATATAAGGTCTCTCTGCTGTCCTTGCCATAGTTGTTATTGCCGTAAGGCTCGCAACCGTTCTTGTGGCACCAGAGTGCGATAGCCGCCCATTCTGCCGCCGTTACCTCATGGAATCCTGCGCCCTTTGCTTTGGCATAAGACACAAAGGTGTCATGCCCTGCGTTTGTGCTGGGATCTTCTCCGGGGAGGCTGTAAGCTCTGCCGTTGTAGTGGTGCGTCTGGAATTTCCCGAAGTAGAAACCGTCAATCTCTACGCCATTCCTTCTGAAAGCCGGGTGCACGTTCGTGCTTGCGGTTGAAAGAACATCGCAAAGCCTGAACTTCGGAATATAGACAAAAATGCTGGGCATTTCTTTGTCATCATAGATCATCTTATTGCTGGGGCACACGCTCTTGAGTGCCAGTTCTGCTGCGTCAAAACCCATCTTATTTCCCTCCTTTTAATAAATCACAATGCCGTCAATGCTGAAAAGGTAAAGTGTTACCTTGTCCGTATCAAGCGGCTTCGGTGTTCTGGTTACTGTCTCGCGCTCTACGGTCTCGCCGTCCACTTCCTCGGTGACGGTCTCAACCTCCTCGTCGTACTCCCTTGCGGGAATCTCGATCTGTGCAATGTAGTAGCGCCCTCTGCCTGTTGTAAGGTAGCCCTCGGAATCAACCATGATGTCTTTGGTCACCTCGTCGTCTCTCTGGTATCTCGCAAGGTCAAGCGTGAGCTCGCCATCTGCGAAATTCAGTTTAGTGCCGCGAAGGTTATAATCAATCTTCGTGCCTTCGTTCTTCTCAACAACTTTCATCTCTGTTCCTCCTATTCTTCAATATCGCTCTCATCGAGCATGGGGTCTGTCATACCGCCGGAAATACGAACGGCTACCTGAACATGGGTAGCGCTGCCGTCATGGATCAATTTGAATCCGTTTCTCGCCCTGTCTGCTACTCTGATATTGCCAAGTAAGCCGCCGCTGTACGAAAGCACGTTTACTTCTACGCTGTAATTGATGCTCTCTCGAAGCTGGGACAAGGCTATCGTGGTTTCCTTGTTGTTGAACGGCCAAGGAAGGCTATTCATGGCAAGGTCAAGCGTCTTAAGCTCGTCCTGATAGTCATAATCTTCCTGAATCTGCTTGAACATCGTAATAGCATGAGCGAGGTTGTTGTCGGCAATGCCGACTTCCTGATTGTTGAAATGAGCCTGATCCTGCAGCGTTCCCTGCTGGATAACGTGTCCTTCCTGATCTACTACATGATCGACCCAATAACTACGGGGATATGCCATCTTTGCTTTTCCTCCTTTCTTTAAGATTCAATCAACGGGAATGTAAACCGCAGCAAGGCTGAATTGAGGCTCGTCCTCGAAAGGCTGACCGTCTGCTGCCCTGCAAGGTTGCCGTTGTTGTCGTAAACCCTTACGGCTGTGATAACATCCGCTGTCCCGCTGGAAGGCGCGTTTACGAACACTACTACATCCGTTCCGTTGATCTCCTTGCTGTTGATCGTTCCGTCCCGCCAAGAGGAATTGTTAAGCTGATACTGAAAGCGGACTACGCTGTTCAGAAGCTCTGTTCTTCTTGCGTTCAGGAAACTCTGCGTGAAAAAAGCCATTTTTGTATATCCTCCTTTCGTTATGCACCGCAGAACTTAACCCCGCTCTGCGCTGGTGTTACTGTATATGTCTGTACGGCTGCTTCAAGTGAAACGGTATCGCTGCCGCTCAAACCTTTGGTTGCTGTTACCGGCACAGTGCCGGAGTTTATAGTTCCGCTCTCTCCCGGTTCTGAAACATAAGCGTCTGCCTGTCCGCTGACCGCTTCGCCTTGTGCCACCGAATATCCCTTTGTTGAAATATCCGGCATCGTTCCAGCTGCTGCCATGCCGCTTTCAGTGGGGCTTATGCTGTATGCGTCGGCTCTGCCGCTTACTTCCTCTGTTCCGTCTACGGAATAGCCTTTAACGGAAACAATAGGCTTTGTGCCTGCGAAGTCCGGAGTATAAATAAAGCCATCGGGTTTTACTCCGATAGCAATTCCGGGATCCTCTGTATATCCAAGCGTGGATGACATCCAATATGTACCGCAGTAAATCGTGCCGCACTCGGGTGTCTGATACGCCCAGCTCTCCGTCTTTTTCTTAATCTGGATCGCATGACGTATCATGTAGCTTATGCTTTCAAGGTGCGCCGAAAGCCTCTTTGATTGCGCCATACGGTTTCGCAAATCCTGAACATCGTAGTCGCTTGTAGGGTTGTCTACGCTATCGCTTATGTCAACATGGATCCGGAATGTTCCCGGGTCTCCGTTATACTCGAACCATTCTTCAAGTTCGCTTATTCCTCCGTAAATGGAATTAGCCAGCTCGCTGACTGCGTTCTTCGTTCCTGCGTTCGCGTACCATATAAGCGTGTTCTTGATCAGCTTCCGCTTGTACTCAACCGGAAGGTCTGTTCCGTAATACTGCGTTCCCATCTCAATGGCAAGCAGATCTAAAACGGCATCCGGCATGGAATCAATCTCGGCGTAAACGGCCGTGGAATCCGCATAGCCCAGATGTCGCCTTACCGCCTGCGAAATAGCATACGATAAAGCCTTGACTTCCGGTCTTTCGGAGAGGTATTCTGGAAGAATTTGTGCTATCTGGCTGTCTTTAAGTTTAATCACTCTCTACCCCACCGTAATTTACGGTCACGGTTCCTGCTTTGGCTACCGTGCTTTCATCTACTGCCGTAAATACGGGCGAATTAACCACTACTCGCTTCGCTCCTGCCTCCATGATCTTCTTAATCAGGTATGAAGGGTTTATGTCTCTGCCGATCTTCTCGGTCTGCCAGATGTTATACGCTGACACAGCTGCCGCTACATCTTCCTGAATGGTAGACACAGCCGAAGTATCGCTTGCCCCGATGTAATATGTTATGTTTATGTTGTAGGTCGCCGTGTTCGGCGCTCCTACGGTTACAACATCTGTCAGCGGTCTTATGTCGTTGTTGTTCAAGTAGTCTTGTACTTTCTGAATCATGGCTGCGCTGGGAAGGCTCCCGTCTGCCATAATGAACTTAACTACTACCTCGCAAGGATCCGGAGAAGAAACGGCTACATCTCCTATCTCCGAAGAAACGCTCTTTGTATGGAAAATGTATGCTCCTGCCGGTCCCGCCGTTGAATAACTTCCGGGAATGGAGTATATTCTTTCCTTCAGGTTGTCGTCGCTTTCCCTGTCTGCTCCACCTGATGTGGCTACGGTATTTGTTGCCGTTACAATGTAAGGAAGCGTATTTACAACGGTGTTGAGTTCTCCAATGGCAAAGCCGTTTCCCGTCAGTCCTGCTTCCGTGCAGGTCGCTGAAACTGTTACGCTGGTCTGTCCCGGTCTGATCTCTGCATACTCATCTGTTGCAAAGTAAACATCGTTTCCGTTTGTTACCCTCGTTCCGGCCGGTATCGACACAGCGGAGGCTATCGGTGCAGAAATTGAAAACTGAAGGATAGTAACTGCTGCCGTTGCCTCAATCCTTGTCAAACCTCGCATAGCGGCGAGGTTATCGAGGAAGTCTCCCGTTGCGTATGTAAGGAAACTCTGTTTTCCTGCGTAGTCCGTGTATTGCATCGCCTGATATATCTGCACTGCGCTGGCGTACAAAATAAGGCGGTAAGGGTTAGCCTGTGCCAGCGATATCTTCTCCCCGGTAATTTCCTCATACTTTGTCAGAAAGTCGTCTATCATCTGGGTAAGAAGCTCGTCTATCGTTGTGTTTTCAATGAAACTGATATCCGGAAAGTTATCTGTGTTAAATGTGGCCATCCGCTCATCCTCCTGCCTTTACAAAATATATGTGAGGTATAAGATGCCCGTCCTCATCCCCCGTGAACTCTACCGAGGAAACCTCAACCCTCGGTTCGTATCTTTCTACCTTTTCAATGATTTCAAGGGAAAGCATATTCTTTGCTACATCAAGTGGAAAACCTACCGTCTGTTCGTAGTCAATGCCGAGCTCTCTGTCGAGCGGCTGGCTCCCCGCCCTGATGGCGAGCAGCGTTTCAAGGCACATCTTTATATCCTCGAACTCATCCGGAGCAAATCCCTCTGAATCTCCGTCAACATACAGATTCATGCTCATCCCTCCTTATGCGTATTCCGAAAGGGTAAGTGTAAGGTGCGCTGAAAGGAGCTTGCCATTATCTATGATCTCGCCCCATGTCTCGCTAACGCTTTCCACAACCCATTCGTTTTTTCCTACTTTTTTTCCACCGATAACAAGCGGATAATGCTTTCCTTTTTCTACCGCCTTTTCCAGCTTTTCAATGGTCTTTCTTGGTTTTACTCCGTGCATGGCTGATACGAAGATCTGAAGGGTAACTTTCTGCTGCCCGGGTCCCAAGAACTCCGACACAGGCCTTTTCCCGATGATCTCGTGCTGCGCCCATCTGCCGGACACAGTCCGCTGCATATTGTCAAAGGTAAGTACCTTTTTGCTGCTTACCTGAAAAACGATCAATTTCCCTAAATTTCCTATCTGTGCCATGCCTGCCTCCTTATATCGTGTGCGGAAGTCCCAGCATATCCTCTATCCGTTCTATCCGCTTCAGAATGTTTTCGAAGGTCTCCTGCCCGTAGGAACATTTAAGCGTCAAGTCGTCTGCGTCAATAAGAAGCGTCGGAGCCTTTATCTCGCTTTCCGCATCAAGGGTTATGCTTGCGCCGGTGTCGCTTGTGATCTCGATCATTGCCGCCGCCTGCATCCCGATCTCGTTGTCGCTGTTAAGCTCTATCTTGTCCGCTGCCTTGATCTCCGCTTTCTCGGAATCAATCTTAAGGTAAACATCCGGCTCCGATCCCTCATCCTCTGAGTCTCCGCTCCCAACTGTTACCTTTGAACCGATAAGGCTCGCTATCCCCTTAAGGTTTAGACCTGCGCCGCCGCCTAAAAGAGCAATGCTCCCGGCTGAAAGCCTGTAAGCTCCGCTCCTGCAGGTAGCATAAGCGCCACCGCCAAAGTCTTTTCTGTACCCTGTGTTCGCTTTAGGCTGCATACCTCCGCCGTAATATGTTCCAAGGACAAAGCCCTTGCTGCTCCCATTCTCCATGTGCATCGTAAGTACCCTGTCGCCTACTGCTGGCATGAAATACTCCTGATTCATGGTAATCATGGAAAGCTGAAGGGAGGCGTTTCCCTCGTCCTCATATAACACCTGCATCTTCCCGGTATTCGGGTAGACCTGTGTTACCTTGCCTACTCTCATTCTCATAAGCTACGCCTCCGGTATCGTGAATGTTTCACCCGGCCATATCCAGTGCCCGTTGTCGCTGGACTTCTTGCCGTGCGATTTTGCCGTAGACTCGATAATGTCTGCGTTCGCATCGTAAATAATGTTGTACTTCGTGCCTGTTCCGTAGAACTTCCGGGCAATGCCCCAGAGGGTATCTCCTGAAACTACGGTGTATGTCTGTCCTCCTGATGCTGCTTGCGGCACAGGAGCCGTAACCTTAATAGCCGCCTGCACCTTGTGAAGCGTAAGGGACATCGTATAACCTTTACTTCCTACGCTGTGTTTTACCTTGTCTACATAGTATTTGCCGTCAATGTTTCCAAAGCCGGAAATCTGAATGCATTGTGAGGCTACTATCCCGGATCGCGCCTTAATAGTGATCTCCATCGTTTCAATACTCCGGTTCGCCTGATTAACCTTTGCCGCCGCCTGCAGCTCTGCGTCATATCTGCTGGAGGCTTGTGTATTCAGGGAATACATCCTCCCCTGTGCGCCCATGGTTACATTGATCGGATCCTCGGTGTCCGGATCTGTGTAATTAAGGTTTACGCCGGTATAGGTTCCCTCAACGGTCGTGTTGTAAGACCACTTCTCCATGTCCTTTTCAGAAAGGCTGGCAACCGTACCTTTTTCCTCGTAGGCTACAATATCGAATATAACGAGCTTGTGGTTGTAAACCTTTAATGCAAGCCCGTATTTGTCGCAGAGCTGATATAGAAAGGCGCTGTTCGTCTGCTGGTTCTGCTCAATCTCCGCGATCTGAATAGCCGGTGCGTCGTAATAAAGAGCCACACCTGCCGCCTGTGCTATCTGTGAGGCGATCTGTTCAATGGTTGCCTTTTCCCAAGTATGCGTTACCGGAAGGCTCTTGAAGTCGTCCATCGCGGGCACACTCACGCCGCCTAAGACACAGTTTGTCGGTCTCCCTGAAAAGGAGATATCGTCAAGAACAAAGGTTCCGCAATTAAAAGAATTGAGACCCTCCCATTCGCTGGCTTTAATCTTCGCTCCAATGTCAGCCCCTCGAACCGGCATGAGCGATCCCATCCATTCCTTGCCTATGTCGTGCATCGTAATCGACACAGAATCACTCTGCCCGCTGGCTACATCTGTATATTCAAAGGCTGTTATCTGGCTTTCTATCTTGCCACCGAGTGCGGCGTTTGCTGTTCCTACGGTCTTAACGCTTGTCTGCGTACTCGTGGTTGTCTGGCTCTGTCCGGGAATGGTTAAAACCTCGCCCGGCCATATCCAATGTCCATGATCGCTTGATGCTTTTCCGTGGGCTTTCGCTGTGGACTCTATTATGTCAACATTCGCGTCGTATATGATCGTGTACTTTGTACCGCTTCCGTAATACTTTTTTGCAATGTTCCACAGGCAATCTCCCCTGACCACCGTATAGGTTGAACTGCCCCCGGAGCTGGTGCTTGATGCGGTCTCTGCTACCGTCTGTTTAGCAGTTCCGTCGTATGTAATTCCGATCTTTACCTGACGCGGTAATGCCATGCTACTGCCTCCATTCCGGGAGGGTGCTTTCCTCCTCTGGTAAATCCTCAATGGTTAAATAAATGCCTGCCGGAAATATGAAATAATCAATATATTTTTGGTTATTTGCCATAAGGAAAGAGGTGTAGGATTCTGAACCATACACCTCTTTCGCTATCTTATCCCATATATCTCCGGAGACGGTCTTGTATAAGCTCGCCATACTCTGCCTCCTTACGCAAACGAAACTCTGCGCTTACCTGAAAGGTAATTTTCCATCATCTCGTTGAATTTGTCCTGCGACATCTCCAAAGCGTCGTCAAGGTCTTGTCTGCTCGGTGCTTCTCCGTAGAACTGAAGCGTAGGGCTATACTCAACCGACACAGTATTCTGCGTTGCTCCTTCAAGATCATATCTGTCTGAAAGGCTGCTCATTCCGAGAAGTTGCCCTGCCTGTTCCCAAAGGGACACAGCCCGGTCGCTTCCGTCGAGAGGCACTACCATCTCGGGTCCTTTTTCTGCAAGCCATGAAAGCTCCTTATCCATAACAAGACCGCCGTTTGCGTGTCCGCTCGGGTGTGCTGCGTTCCATGCGTCGATGTAAGTCTGACTGTATGGCCCTTTCAGGTTGCCGTTCGCATCGTAAGGCGATTCGCCTTCAAATTGCGATAAGCTCGGCGCTAAATTGTTCGCCCATGAAGGGTTCGTAAGCGAAGGATTAAGCGTTACCCGAACATTAGCATTTATATCGAATCCCGGAGCGAAGCTCTGATCTATCAGATCTTGCGTGTCGCTTGCCGCTTGCTGCGCCGCCGCCTGCGCTTCCTGATAGGAATAGCCGGTGTATTCTTCGTAGTAGTCGTCTACCCAGTCTCTTATAAGAGCGTACTGATCATCTCCCATAACCGTGTTTGCCATATCTGCGTACAATCCGGCTATGTCTCCTGCTTCGCCCCAGCCTAAAAGGTTGTCGCCCCGCCTTGCGGTCATGCCCTGCAGCGTTGCCAAGTCCTCGCGAACCGCTGCGAGTTCTGCCTGAACCTCAGGTGATAGGCTATCCCATTGCTCCGTAAGAGCGTTGATCTCCGCGATCTGGTCAGCCATGCCCTCGAGAAGTTCCTCGACCGCTTGCTTATCTGCTTTAGCCGGTCCCGCCTGTTCCATCTTCTGAACAAGCGCATCCCACATGATTGCTGGTCTTTCTTCCCAATCCCATTTATAGGATTCCTGACTGTACTCGGAAAGAACCGAAGCAAGCGCGTCTTGATACTGCTGAATCTCATCTCCGTATGCGTCGTAAATTGAGTTAAGCTGGAATCTTAAAGCCCGAAGGTTCGTGGCTGCTATTCCGCTTGTCATTTCGTTAGCCGCCTGCTGGCTTGCCGCTGCATACTGCTCATCCGTCAAGTAGCCGCCTTCGTGCGCTGCATTGATCGAAGCCTGATTGTGCTGGTAACTCTCTCTGTATGTGTCGGACACATCGCTGGCCGCCTGCTGTAATTCTGCTTGCAGGTTCTGGAATGTGTCGGAATCAAGGTTCGCTCCGCTAAACTCAAGCCCGATAGAAGAAAGGACTGCATCATATTCTCCGAGGGCTAAAGCCTGCTGAATCTCGGCCATCTGCTGCTGAATCTGCCGGATCTTCTCTACCTCGTCGATTTCAAGAAGTCCGTCGTTGAAGGCTTCCGTTACCGCCTCGTTAAGCTGCTTGCCGAGCTCCTGCAGTTCGTCGTACTTATCTGAATAGAAAAGGTCTATCTGGGAAACGATGTTGCTCTGTTCCAGATCGTCCGTATCGAACACAGCCGAAAGGTTTAAGGACACAGCGTATCTGCCCTGAAGGGCGTAGTTCTGCGCCGCATCTACATAGTCCTGAATCGCCTGCTTGTAGCTTTCCTGATCGTCTGCGTCAAGCTTCATGCCGATTGAAACCATCCAATTCATCCGGTTAAGGGTGTCTACGGTGTCGTCTATGGTCTGCTTGTACTCATCAAGGTCGCTAAACGCCGACATAGCCTCTTTAATCTTTCCGAGGTTATCGGTTGCCGTTATGTACTCCGCTACTTTCTGGAGCTCCTCCATGGAAAGCGCAAGGTTTCCGAAGTGCGTTTCAAGGCTGTTATCAATAAGAGCTCTTTCGTGCTGCTTGTATGCAACGATAGCCGTTGTAAGCGCTGCTATGGCTGCCGTTACTCCAAGGATAACCCAGCCTACGGGTCCCATGCTTGCTAACTTCATGATTGAAGTTATAAGGTGGGAGGTGTTGCTGGCGATCTTGTACGCCGCCATCGCTGCTCCTATGCCCGCAAGGATGGATATAATTCCTCTGCCGTGCTTGATTATCCACTTGCCTGCGGAAAGTTCGATATCGAATACCGGCTTTGCGTACTGGGTAAATTTCCGTTTTAAGGTCGGGAAGGCTTCGCTGATCTTCCTGAAGGCAGAAGGAATCTTCCCGGCTATCGTTCCGGCAAACTCCGTTACCTTCTGAACAATGTCTCGGAGCTCTCCGTTAAACTGATAATAAAGCTCAATCCCTGCGTCTGAAACGGTATCTTTCAGGATTGTTACATCGCCCTGCAGGTTATCAAGCCTAATTTTCGACATCTGTTCCGCCGCGCCATCTGCGTTATAAATCGCATCGGCGAGCTTCATAAATTCCTCGTCCGTGCTGTTCGCAATAGCAAGCAAACCGGACATACCTCTCTGCCCGCCTAACTCTGCAGCATAGAAAGCCTCCTCTGCTGCCGTAAGATCGCCGAGGTTGCCTTGTATTTCCTCTATCTGTTCATCTGTAAGACCGGCAAGGTCAATCAATGCCTTGCGCATCACTTCGGTATCTGCGCCCTCTGAAAAGTTCTTGCGCAAGGTCTGCATGATCTCTAAAAGGGAATACATCCTTCCCTCGTCGTCCGTTAGAGACAGCCCTAATGCGTCCATAGCGTCCTGACTTTCCTTTGTCGGTTTCGCCATACGGGTAAGCATATTCCTTAAAGCCGTACCTGCGAGGGATCCCTTAATACCGCTGGAAGCCATAAGACCGATGGCAATGGTTAAATCTTCCATGCTGTATTCCAAGGCTCCGGCTACCGGCGCGGCGTACTTAAAAGACTCTCCCATAAGCTCAACATTCGTATTACTGTTCATGGCTGCCTGAGCCATAATATCGGCAAAATGGGTTGACTGTTCTGCCGTTTCTCCCATCGCCGTAAGGGAATCGGTTACGATATCTGAAACCATGGCCAGATCTTCCCCGGACGCTGCCGCAAGGGCGATAACGCCGTCAAGACCGGCTATCATCTGGTTTGCTTTCCAGCCCGCCATTCCCATGTATTCCATAGCGGAGCCTACTTCGGTAGCTGAATAAACCGTGTTTTTCGCTACCTCTCTTGCCTTTTCGGAAAGCTCGGCCATCTCCTGTGCGGTTGCTCCGCTGATGGACTGAACCGTGCTCATCTCCGCTTCAAAGTCTGATCCAAGTTTAATGGCAGCCGCCGTAACCGCTCCTACGGCTACGGTAGCCACCCCTGCTGCTGTGGCGATGGCATGAAAGCATTTCTTGCCTACCGCCATAACCTTGTTAAATCCTTTGTCGAGTTCCGTGAAAGCGCCGTCAATGTTCGTCATGGTAGCCTTAAAGCCTTTCATGCTTGCACTGGCCGATGTCAGGGCGACATCGTAGGATTTATCTACTATACCGGCTATTCTTATAGCCAGTTTGTATTCTTTTCCGTTCGCTGCCAATTTCTGACACCTCCTTTATCGTTTCAAGTAACTCTGAAAGTGGCATTGCAGAAAAGTAGTCCATACCCGTCTGCAATGCCATTGAAAGTTGAATTATAATGCGTCGCATCGCCTTTACATCCGAAGGCTTTACTCCGCTCCGAATAAAAAACCCATAACACGGTTCTTTATCTTGATAGCCTGCTTCGGAGGCAGGCCAGTGAAGAACTCAATAGGCATCTTTGTGGCCTTGCTTGCAAGGACACAGGCGTACTCCAAGGAAACCTCGGGCATAACCTGAATGCCTGTTGCGGTTCTATCCATGTACTTGTTTACTGCGATCATGTCTGCGGCGGACAAATCTTCTAACCCGGAAAGGTCGATCTCCGTGTACTCCTTGCCCTCGAACTTATAAGGCTTTTTGAATTTAAGGATCAGGCTATCCTCATCCTCGTCCTCTGCCGCCTCGTCCACTTTGGGTGCGGTATCTTCGGAAATAGAGGCAGCCTTGCTGGCTGCCTCCTGCTCTTTTAACATATCTTTCTTATCTTCCATCAGCTATATGCCCTCACTTTCTCCAGAAGGTCTTTTCCGTTTACGGTAAATACGGTGTTCAGCTTGTCGTACTCGAGCTTCGTCTCCCCGTCAATCTCGATCAGAATGTAGAGAAGTTCAAGCGTAACGCTTGCGCCCATCTGCTTTCCAAGTTCAAGGGTTCCGGGCTGGAAGTTCTTGAGACGACCTCTCTCAACTACACGCATCTGCTTGTAATCAAGGGAGCCCGTGCTCTTTACAGTGTGCTGCTCCGAAGCTCTGAATGTCAGATCTACCGGCTCGCTGGGATTCATGATGCTGAAAATATCCGTGTCCAGAATGCGGAACGGGATTTCCTGCGCCATGGAAGAATAGAAACCGGGGATTCCGGTCTCGTATGTTCCAAGGATGCCTGCGCCGCCGATTTCCTCGGTGATAGCATCGAAGTTCGGGAGCTGAACCTGTCCGGTAACGCCGATCAGGACGTTTCCGTTGTTATATGCGTTGAAGTTATTGATAACCTCAGGAATGTTTCCGATTGCGCTCATTCTTATTCACCTCCTAATGCCGCTTCGATCATGCTGGGATCGAACTCCAAAATGTTCAGAATGTCCTCTGCCGGTGTATAAGGTGCGAGGTACTGTCTGAATACGATCTTGCCGTCTATAACATTGCCGATGGGGTTGTCGTCCTTGCTGTAAACCATGCGAAGTCCGGCGCACTTGCCAGTAGAAACGAGGCTGTTCGCCCTTACGTTCTCTGAATCGACAATGCTCTCGATCAGTCTGTAATTTGCAGGGTTGTCAACCTTGCTCATGTAGGTAGTAATGAAGCTGTTTCCCCACCAAGAGAAGAATCTCCTGCAAGCGATCCAACGGTCTTTAGGATCCGTGGTATCGGGATAAGCTGCAGTGTTATTACCCCATGCTTTCCAGCCGTTAAGGTTAAGAGCAGTAACTACGCCTACGCCGTTAAGCTCGTTTGCCTGAGGCTGATCCAGAAGAACTTCTGTTCCATCATCAAGCACAGCCGCGCTAATGCGGATCGCTCTGTTGGAGGGCGAAACGCTTGGCACGTTGTCGTTGCTCGCGTCGGTGTAGCAGGCCATAGCTGCGTAGATAGCGGAAAACGCCATCTTCTTACCTGCGTACTTAACCTGAGGCCACAGGCAGATCATGTGCTCCTGTGCGAAACCGCTGTCGAGCTTTTTCTGGGCTACATCGGTGTACTTCGTAGCTCCGCTTGCGGTGCAGTCGATATCTACGACACACTCTGCCTTGAAAAGACCGCTGATACCGTCGCATTTCTCCGCAAGTGCAAGGCCAACGGCGGGAATCTGGGACCAGCCGGGCGCAAGCAAAAGCGAAGGGGTAAGCGAAAACTGGGGATAAACCTTATCCACGAGCTGAATACCGGTATATGCACCGGTCTGGGAATTGATCGCGCCTACGATATCCGAAGCGGTAACGCCTGAAGGCTTTAACTTATCGCCGCTGTCAACGGTAATAGTGGTAACGCCGGAAGCAATGACGGTAATAAGGCACTTGCCTTCCTCGTCATATTCAAGCGTATAATCGGTGTCCTTTACAAGAGCGGTGCTACCGTTCTTCAGAACGAGGCTGCTTGCGATAACGCCGACCTCGTTGATCTTCGCCTGTCCGTTTGTTACGGTAAGGCTGGTAGTTGTCAGGGCTTCCTTGTGTGCTGCTTTTGTAGGATCAAGCACATTGCAGAATACTACGGGTCCAACTCCGAACGCCTTAAAGAAAGCGTCCATAGCCTGACACAGCGTATAGCTGTCGTAGTCCTCGGAATAACCGAGCGCCTCTACCGCCTCTGCGTAGGTGTGGCAGAGGAATAACTTGTTTGATGCGTTCGCGGGGTCTGCTGCAAGGTTGATAGGTGCAGTACCGAATACGACGGGCACACCTGCCTCGTTAGCGACCGGGGTAGGAACGCTTGTAGGATTTTCCTGAATCCTGATTCCATGTAAGTATGGCATTCTTTTTTACCTCCTTGTTTGGTATTTGTTAGCTGTCTGCTTGTAGATCGTACTCAGTACGCTCTGCTCTTTGCGTAACTCTTTGACCGCCTCGGGCATCTCGTCAATCTGAACGAAAAGCCTTTCCATCATCGGAAATTCGGCAACGCATTTCTGTGTCCTTTCCGGCAGAACGCCATCCTCAAACACAGCCGAGTGCCTTACAACTCCGGTGATAGTGGGTCCGAGATACACAAGGTTTCCTTTTTTCTCCTGCTTCTTTTCTGCAGGAGCTTCGGTCTTAACTTCTGCCGCCTCTACGGTCTCGGTTTTAACCTCTGCTTTGTTCTTTGAACTCATGCGTATTCGTCCTCCCTTCTTATCGCCGCAATGTAGAAACTGATACTGCAGGCTCCGAAATAGAACGGATAATAGTTATCCTCCTGCGCTGCCCAGTGAAATTCTCCGGTGTATGCGGCTTTATTTTTTAAGTTCGGGTTCTCGTGAAACCTCTCGTAAATCTTCTGGATAATGTTCAATATATCCCTATGTCCCTGCGCCTGCAGATCATCATCGAAGATTCCGGCAATTATTACGAGGTTCACTATGTTGTTGCTGTCCCGTTTTCCGTCGTCGTCTCCCGTGCTTAACCGGACAATCAAATAAGGGACGGGATCTTCCTCCTCGTCCGTTTCATTGATCGGTATATGCTGCGGAAAAACATTGAGCGGGATGCGGCCACCCGCCGGTGTCTTGTAGGTGTAGTCCTTGAATAACTCCTTGAACTCCTCCACAAGTAAATCCTGCAATTCAAGCGGTGTCATGCTTCCCTCCTTGCTATAAGAATCTGTCGATCTGTACCTGAATGTTGCGTATCAGAAGATCGTACATATCCGGGTCAATGGTTTTCTTGAACACTATTTCTTCCGCTTTCGGCTTCGATGTAGCGTATAACGACCGAATGGCTTCCTTTTCAGGCTTGCCTTTCATGTGGGTTCCGGGCACACGCTCTGCTATTGCAAGGTGTCCGCTGTGATATCGAACTACGAAGGCTTTGTGCTTGTCGCTCCCGCTCGTCTGTGCGGAAAGTTTTTTAAGCCTACTGCTCTTTAACTGCTTTGCCTTGATCCAGCTCGGCGCTCCCTTGCTTCCGGGGTAGTAGGTGCGGTCATTCATCTTGTAATCGTAAAGCTCTGAAGGCTTATCTCTTACCTCGATGATTGCTGCAAGGTTCCCGATCTTCGCCTTTTTAATGGTGTTCACCGCCCTATAAGGACGCATACCACCTTGCTGTCTGGCGTATCGTTTCCCGGCTCCCATGGCCATCCGCTTTTCTACTTCCTTTGCGGAATTGTTTATTGCTGCTCGCAATACATATTTTGACTTGTCTTTTGCTTTTCCAAGTGCGGCCTCTATTTCCTCGAGGCCGTCCATATTTATCAGGTAATGAATCATACCGTAGTCTTGTTAGCCTCCAATGAAAGTGAATAGATTCCGTCCTCGTCAATAGCATCCGAAATAAGATAGGTCTTGCCATCAAGAATCAGCGTGCGCCCAACTGCCGGTAACGGTCCGAACTCATCCGTAAGTACATAGATTAAGAGCTCTTTCAAATAAACGCCATCTGCGTACAAGGAACGCTTATACTGATATCGTTTCTCTCTGTCGATCATCTCGTTGTTATCGAACATGACCGTCATTTTCTTGCCGTTTACGGTGTGCTCGTCCGGGAACTCATCAAGGTTCATAAACACCGTCCGGTTGTCTTTTGCAATCTGATCCTTAAATGCTGACATAGGCACCTACTTCTTTCTTTGTTTAGTCTTTGGAACCTTGCCCACAAGGTCGTCGCCATCCGTCTCCGTTCCGGTGGATGCCTGTCCGGTTCTTCCGGGTTCTGCGGTTTTAGGCACAGCCTTGACCGCTTTTTCCGGCTCCGGATCCTCTCCGTCCGTCCACTTCGCCGTACCGGCTTCAAGCCATGCGGCTACCATATCCGCATCGTTCGCCGGAAGTTCGTCTCCGATCTTATACTGATGGGAATGGTAAAGTATGGGATAAAGTGCGACGAGGGTGGTTCCCTCGCCGCTATTTGCGTTACTCATAAGCGCCTCCTTATCCGAGCAGCTTTACAAGGATAACATCCGCGCTCGCTCCTGCTGCCGCTGCAGCGTAACCAGCGGGAGTATTGCTACCGCTGTCTGAATCTTCGGTAATGCCGGATCCGTCCCAGAAAACCGCTTCGCCCTGCGCTACTGCGTTTGTGCTGGTTTTAGGCATCTCATAAACGCCGCTTACATGAAGGCTGCCGGTCTCGCCTACTGCGATATCCGTTCCGGCAACGCCGATCATTCCGGCAAGGGCAACGATAGTATTTGCTTCAATCTTCGTTGCTCCTACCGCGTTATTCGTGAAATCGAGGGTCTCGCCTCTCTGCCAATATGTCGCTTTAGCCATTTTTCGCTACCTCCTTTTTATGATAACGGGCTGTTGATCTGAACACCGGGGTTCTTAATAGCGCCGCGGAAGTCCATAACACTGATGCCCCAGTCAAGGTAAATATCCCATACGAAGCCAAGCTGTCCGGCAACTTCCATTCTGCGGATAGTCGGGATCTCCTGACCATTGAGATAATCGACCTCGATGAAGTCTGTATCTTCGCTTGCACCAAGCAGGAACCAAGGCATAGTATTTCCGAAGCCGCCGCAAAGAACATTGATTGTAGGTTCCTCTACGATCTCGATCTGGTTTGCGTAACGGTAAAGCGGGTTGACTGCCTGAGTGTTTCCGCTGGTATTGATGGTAGGGCTGTTAAACAGGGTGTAGAAATCAAAAGCGAGTCCCACGGGAACAACCAGCTTTGCAGGGCGAACGATAATAGCTTCGCCAAACTGATCGTTCTGGGTCTGCAATGCCATGATCATAGCCTGCATAGCAGCCTGTGTAACGCCGGTTCCGGCAGCAAGCACGTTCTTGTGGTTGTTGTGGAAAAGGGCTACTCCGTCGTAAATAGCGGGGTTGTTGATCAGGATGCTGTAAACCTGCTTGTTGATGGTCTTTCTTGCGCTTGCTGCGTACTTTGCAGGGATTCTGGTAACAACGTCGATATCGTCGTTAATGAAAGCCTGACGGGTCAGCGTGAACTGGCGGCCGTAGGTCTTAAGCTGTCTGGTAGGCAGCTTCTCATCGCCCCATACATCGTGCTTCAGTTCGCTTCCTTCAGGTACTTCCAAGAACTCACCAACGGGTCCTGCAAGATACTTGTTATCCGCAATCTTGAAGTCCTTCAGCGTTCCCTTTTTGGTAATACGATCAAAGGTTACAGCAACGGTCTTGTGACCCTCAACGTATGCCTTGTTGATCGCATTGTCCAGAATAGCGGGGAAAGCTGCGGTAGGGTTAAAGAACTGTCTCTGCGCCATATTGAACAGCTCGTTGCTGTCTCTACGGTTAAGACCGCTCTGTCCTTCGTTGGACGCACACTCAATGAACATATCCCTTAAGGAAAGCCCCATCAAGTCTCTTGCGCCCTCTGCGGGGTTCTCCAGCGCAATGCCGGAACGCATGATTAAAGCGTCGGCTGCTGCCGCTCTGAACTTGTCGGCTGCATCGGCTGTAACCTCTGCTCTGCCGCCCTGTGCTACAGGTGCGCCATCCTGCATGAGCTTCTCCATAACGGCTTTTCTTGCACCGTCAACGGACACACCGCTCTCGATGTATTCTCTGGCTTCGATTCCGAAGTGAGAACACATATTCTCGATCTCGCGGATGCGGTTGCGCTCTGCCTTGCGCTCTGCTTCGCGTACAGCGTTCATGTCCTCTGCCTGCTCGGTCTGTGCCGGTGCGGGCGCGGGGGCTGCTGCCTGACGCTCTGCTTCCTGTGCGTCGAACTCGTCGATCTTGCGCTGCAAGTCGTCAAATTCGGTCTGCTCGTCTGCAGTAAGCTCTCTGCCAGCGGCTTTTGCCGTGTTCAGAAGCTCCTGCTGTCTCTGAATCCACTTTTTTCTCATTGCTTTTTTACCTCCTTGAGTAAATTAGTGTTTATTTGGAGCTGCTTTTCGTTGTAGTAAAAGCCGCTTACTCCCTCACTTGCTTCCGGCTGGTGAGATCTTCCTACGCCGACCGTAGGGTCTGCCGGTACGCTTACAATGGAAACCTCGTAGGGTGTCCATCTGGTTGCTATGCTGCAGGGTCCGGTAAATCGTCCATCGCTTGATTTCTTGTTTGCTGCAACATCCTCCCAAACCTCAACCATATAGCCTACGGACACACCTTTTAGTGTTCCGCTGGCTACTTTCTGAAATACAACATCTGATTCTGCGTCCTCGTCGAACTCAATCTCTGCTGTTCCTCTGTTCCCCTCAATCTTCGCTGAAAGGATCTTGCCGATAACCTTGTCCCGGTTATGGTTGTAAAGAACACAGCCGATGGAATTAAGGCGGGTCAAGTCAACCGCTCCTTCTGAATGGGAAAGAATCTCTGTTCCCCACCATCGGTCGTATGGTTCTTCGGAGCTGAATGAAAGCGTAAACTTCCGCGTATTCCCCTCAACTGCTCTTATGGAGCAATCGGTAAGGCAGCGCTGGAGGGTCCCGCTCCGCTCCTTATCTCTATTCTTCATCTTCTCGTCCATCCGTCTCCTCCTTATCCTTAACGCCGAATATATAAGACTCAATGTCTAAACCTTTTTCTTTGGCGTATTCGATAACCTCCGCCATATCGTCAACCTGATCTCGCCAGTCTCTGCCGCTTTCGGCTGCAATCTGCTTAAAGGTTTTCTGTCCGGTCTGAAGGGCTGTCTTGTTGGCGTTGGATTCTTTCTGTGGATCAATCCAAGGTCTCGGTTCCTGCGTCCAGTCGTGCGCAAGGTAGCGCTCCTTTTCTTCCCAGAATCTGGGAATGGAAATCGCCCCGCAAAGCACCGCTGAAATAACGAAGGTTTCATATATCTCGTCCAAAACCTCAATAAGCAGCTCCTTTTCCTCTCCATAAGTCTGATCATCCTCGATCATGCCCTGCCTTGCGGAGGAATAATTCGCCTCACTCATGTCCCGGCTGGTAGCTTCGTAGCTGATTCCCTGTCCGGCTCCGATAAGCCTTTGCTGCAGCTTCGTAAAGCTCGTTGCATCGGCTCCCTGTCCTGCGGGGTTTACCACCTGAATCTCGTCTCCGGCGTTCAATTCCTTTATCATACCGGGGGAAAGTAGCTTGCCCTCGTATGATGTCCGGTCTGTCGAGGATCCGTTCGGTCTGCCGATTCCCGTAGTAGGCACACCGCGCTTTATAAACACTGAAAGGCAAGCCTCTATTCTCTCCTTTACGGAAACAGCCATCATGAACTCGTTTACATCTCTTATCCTCGGGATGGTCGCCGCCATGTCGCTCATCTCCCGGAGCTGCGTCGGTCTTTTCTTCGTGAAGTAGAAAATAACATCCTTCGCCTCGATGTAGATCGGCTCTCTCATACCGTAGCCGTCTATATCATACTGGTGTATGAAGTAGCCGACCGGACGGTTAAAGGAATTGTATTCAATGCCGCCTACAACCTTATTGCCTGCCGTTTTCGGATTCATTGTTCCGATGTCCAGCTCGTCAACCTCGATCATCTGCAGCTTAAATGGAACAAAGCCTTCTTTCGTATATCTCTTAACGAAAAGGATTCCGCCGTCTATCTTTTTCCGCTCAACCGCCATCCGGATAATCTGGTTAAGGCTCTGCGTTCCGGTTACATCGCAATTCTGCTTTTTACACCACCGCTTCCAAGCTCTTTCGATTTCCTTGTTCAAATCCGGTTCCTCGGTTTTTGCCTGAATGGAAAAACCGGATCCCACTACATTCCTTTTGAAAGCTCCGACTACGGAGTTCATAATGTCGGAATTTCTTTCAAGGTCTCTTGCTCTCGCCTTTACCTCATCCCTGCTGTATCGGTCCGTAAGCTCTGCGCTTTGGTTCCCGACTCTCCAGCTCTGGTTCGGTCTGTCGTAGTTCCCGGCATCGTAGTTCTTCAATTCTTCGTATGCCCTTCGGTACGCCTCGCGCCTATATGCCGCTTCCGGGCTAAAGGCTGCGACTATGCTATCTATAAATCCCATCCTTTACCTCCCATCGAAAACGGCAACATAACAATCGTCGAGAAGCCCTGTTGCATTCTCCGATGCTACCTGCGCCATCAAGTCGTTTCTCATTGCATATAACTGTTTCAGGTCGGCTCTCGTGAGCGATCTGGATCCTATTTTGTAGGACTGGCCGCCTACGGTAACGGCGTAGATCGCTGCGTTTACTGCGTCAAGCATTCCCTGTGTAGTTGTAGGAATGGTATTAGTTTCCTCCGCCATAGCCGCCTCCTTTCTGTCCTATCCAATTATCATTTACCTTTATCCATTGCTCCTCCTGCGTCTCAGGTTCCTGAACCGGATTCTGTCTGTCCGGCACATCCTCTGTCTGAAGGTGCAATGTTCTTACGCCTAAAATGTCGGCCGCCGCAAGGGCGTAAACCTCTGTGTCGAGGTAGTGGTTGTCAGCGTGGCTGTGCTTTACTTGCCACTCCTGCTTTACAACGCCGTTTTTCTTGACGTTTACTTTATGCTCTGCTGTAACCTGCGCCGCGTATTCCTCGTCGCAATCCTCGTAAACCATCCAGCTTCCTTTGCCGTTCGGTTTCTGCATACGCCCGGCTATCATGTCCTTATATTTGCCGCCGTCTACAAGCACAAGCGTCATACCGTTTGCGCTGCTGCCTTCTCGGTTTATCTTCGATAGCTTGTAGTGAGACAGTTGCGCATGGCTGGAACCTTTAACCGGCAATGCCCAGTCTGAATGAAGTACGCAAAAGTCGTAAACCATATCCGTCTGATCGCCGGAGTCGACAAGACACAGCCGAACCAAGAAAGGCACACCATCCTCGGTGAAATATTCAAGGTTCATAACCCTGTCTATTTCCTCAAATGAAAGAGCCTGCCCGTGTGCTATGTTCTGGCTGGTAAGGAAATCTCCCCACGCCCTTATGGTCCAGTACAATGAAGTTTCCTGAACATCAACGCCCGCTGTGATCATCTTCGCCCACGAAGGAACGGTAAGTGCAGGCACATCCGTCTGTCGCTGCATAACAAGCTCTGCGTTCGTCTTTAGCTTCGTATCTTCCCAAGGCTCCGCAAGCCAAGAATTGACGAAGTTCTGAAATTCTTCAGGATCATCTTTGGAAGAAAGAAACTCCTTTGCGATCTGCGACCACCGAACAAAGGGCGAGTAAAGCGTGTTGATCCAAAAGGCTACTTTCCTTGCGTACTTTGTGTTATGCCTTACCGTGCGCCATTCTCCGAGCCGTAGCATATTATGCTTGTCGTTATCGGTTATGATGCCGCCGCATTTCTGACACACATAAGCTGCAAGCTCCGCTCTGTCGGCGTAGCTCATGCCGTCCTCTTTCGGAAACCGAATATTCGAGAACACGAACTCTATGTACTCGCCGCAATGCGGGCAAGGCACAAAGTAATGCTTTTCAATGTCCGCGCCTTCCTTTGCCTGCCATATATGGCCTGTCTTAATGGTCGGCGTTGAAGTAATGTAGATCTTCCGGTTATGGAAGGTCTTTGTTCTTTCTCTTGCGAGCTTGATCGGATCCGCTTCCTTGTTGCTGGCTCCCGGGTACTTATCTACCTCGTCCATCATCAGAAAGCGAATCGGCTTACTTGCAAGCCCTGACGGGGAGTTACTTCCGACAAGTGAAAGGTACATTCCCTCGAATTGAAGCTCCAAAAGGGAAGAGTTCTCATCGAACTTCTTTTTTATTTCCGGGGTAGCCTTAAGCATGGGCTGTAAGCGGTTCTCGGAAATGGACTTCGCCAAAGAGTCCGTCGGGTAAACTATCATCGTAGGCGCTGGATCCTGCATAACGATGTAGCCGATCATATTCTGCAATGCTTCCGTGCCGCCGATCTGCGTCGGCTTGCAGAATATTATTTCCTCTGTCTCGTAATTATTAAATTCATCCATAACCCCTACAAGGTACGGGGTTACGCTGTTTCGCCAAGCTCCCGGCATTGCTGCCGATTTAGCATCAAGGATTCTGTATTCCTCTGCCCACTCTGAAACGGATAACTGCTCCGGTGGACATAAGAGCTGCAGGGCTTCCCTCTGATACTCCTTGACCGTGTACTTATTTCTGGGCATTCTTCGGCGGTCTGCCTCTCTTTTTTGGTTTTGTTACATCCTCAGGCTCCGCTTTTTCCACAACTGCCCTTGAAACGAAATCGGAAAGGAGTTTCTTAACTTCTTTCTGCAGCTCGTTTTCAATCTCCCGGACTTCTACCGGGTCAACGAATCCCGACAAGCGCCCTGCCATTTTGCCGGGAATGGAAAGAGCGAAGTTCTTGAAGACAATAAAAAAGCGGCTATAATCTGCCTTGACCTCCTCAACCGAAATATAGTTGCCCTGCGCTATCTCTGTGCGCAGACGATGCAACTCTCCCTGTGATTCTTTCAGGGCTACATCTGCCCGGAGCTTCTGTTCCTTTAGCTCTGCTTCTTTATCCGAACGCTCCCGCCCGTATGCCTTATCTGAAAGATACTTAATGTATTTCTGAATCGTGGAGGCTGTTTCAAAGCGAACCTCGCCGCTTTTTGTCTTAACTCTGTCTATTACGCCATCGGATACAAGCTGTTCTATCCGTCGGCCTGTCAATCCGAACAGGCGGCAGATTGTGTCCTTGCTGGCATAACCTTTCATATCCTGTTCGTCTGCCATGGTTTATTCCTCTATTCTGATTGCTTTTCTTCCGGTAAATTCTTCCCACCGCTTTACGATAACGGAAGCGTAATGCTCGTCGTATTCCATCAGAAATGCGTTTCGCCCTAACTGCTCTGCTGCCATAAGCGTGGATCCTGAACCGCCGAAGAAATCTCCTACATTCCAGCCTCGCTTGCTGGAGTTCTTCATGAACTTCGCTATAAGGTCAAGCGGTTTCATGGTCGGATGCAGGTTGCTGCTCATCGGCTTCTTTTCAAAGATAACCGTCGTCTGGTCTGCGTACTTATGAATCATGTCTTTTATGTACGCCACAAGCTCCGGTTTCTTCATGGAATCAAAGTCTACATCGTCCTCTAAAATAACGGTGTCCTGCGTCCTGTCGTTTACGAAGTAATGACCGGCTCCCTCTTTCCATCCGTATAAGATCGGCTCATGTCTCCACTGGTAATCCTGTCTGCCTAAAACGAAATTATTTTTTTCCCAGATCAGAACTTCGGAAAGCCTTAAGCCTGCATCATCGAAGGCTTGTCTGAAGGTCAAGCCTTCGCTGTCTGCGTGGAACACGTAGACAGCGGCTCCGTCCCTCATGTACTGCTCCATGTTCTGAAAAGCGGTAAGCAGGAAAGAATAAAACGACCCTTTGTCCATCAGGTCGTTTTCAATCTTCATCGCGCCGTTGTTGTTCGGCCGGTATTCATTTAAGGCAGCCGCCTTTTCTTCGTAGTTTACATTGTACGGCGGATCCGTAATAACAAGGTCAAGGCGTTCTTCTCCGAGTAGCTTGTGAACATCCGCTTTCTTCGTTGAATCGCCGCACATGAGCCGGTGGTTGCCAAGCTGCCATACCTCGCCCGGCTTTACGATGGATTCCGTCTGCTTGCTCTCGGAGTAAGCCGCCTCTGAATCGTAGCCGTCCTCTGAAACTTCCGCTTCAAAGTCCGTTAATTCTATAAGTTCATCCAGCTCTTTCTGGGAAAAGCCCGTAAGCGTGAAATCATACTCCGAAAGGTCAAGCTCTACAAGCAATTCCTTTAAGGCTTTCTGGTCCCACTCTCCTGAAATCTTGTTCAGGGCAACATTGAGAGCCTTTTCGTCGTTCTTCTCCAAGGCGACAACGATAACATCTACCTCGTCAAAGCCTAAATCAAGAAGAACTGTTCTCCGCTGGTGGCCGCCTATGATCGTTCCATCCTCGTTTATGATGATCGGATCAACATAGCCGAACTTCTCAATACTGTTTTTAATCTTCTGGTATTCTTCATCTTCCGGAGTAAGCGCCTTGCGAGGGTTATAGTCCGCAGGTATCAGCTCCGAAAGCCTGCGCTTTTCCATCCTCATGCGGCGACCTCCAAAGTAAAAAGCGGAGCGCCGTCGTCCTTTTCTCTGAAAGGCTCCGTAGTCTCCGCTTCTGTGAATTATTCCACGGTACAATTTTAGCATAAACGAATGTTCCTTCGTGTTCCTTCTTTCAGAAATTGCAAAATCGTCCTGAAATGCCCTGAAAATAAGGGTTGTACGGTTCAAACAATAGTACAAATACGGCTGTGAGCGTAACGAAATGGTCAATTTTTTTTGAATTTTTTCGCCAAAAACACCGGGCCCTCCGCGCCCCGCGAAGGAGGGGTGGGCACAGTAGTACCTACGCCCGAACGGGCG